AAAAAAAAAACAAAATATCTTTTTTTAAATAAAATAAAAATAAATAATATTATTATATATGAATAACTTTCTTATTATTTATACCATTTTAATAATATTATTTCTATATTTATTCTATGCTTACCAGACATTTAATATATCTTCAGGTAAAGATGGGAAAAATAGTAAAAGTAAAGAAAATTTTCATCCTCAGAAAAATACACCTAATTTTGTGAAAGATTATTTAAATAAAAAAGTTTCTAATGCACCTAATTATCGCGTAGAAAATATTAATCAATTTAATTTCGATCGTTTATATAAAAAACTACAATTAATAAACAAAGAAAAAATAAAATTAGAAGGACCATTACGATATGAATTAAGAACACAATCTACTACCGATGACCGACTTCGTATTGATTTAGATCAAATTACAAAATATGTATTGCTTATTTTAAATGAGGATAAATACTATAATTTTGCGAAAACAAATTATGGAAATGTGGAATTATGGTATGATAAAAAAAATAATGCGCAATATAAATATGAATTATTTTTATGGGACAAGAAAAATTATTTTGAAATCAAATTAGTTATTCATATTGTAAAATTTGCCAAAAAAGATAATAGTTATCAATTTGGTATTAAAGATCGTACCTATATTTTTCCGAATTACTTGATAGGATTTCCTTCATCTGATCAATTAATACCTTTACCAACAGAAATAAATGATATTAGTAATTCAGTTGATGGTACAAGTACAATAAGTCCTGATGATCCTTTAGGAACGCAATACTTATACTTGAACCAAGTGGAAATTCAAAACTCTACACTTATTGTAAATTACGATAAAAATAATGATCATCAACCAAAAATTGAATTAAGTGAACATGGTTTCTCAGGTGTCACAGATATGTCTTTAGAATATATTGGTATTGAAGGAGATAATACTCCTTATTTAGAAAAAAGTAAAGACTATAATAAATGGCCAACGTTGGATAGCGAGCCTAAATGGAAAGCCCAGTATCCTGCTAAGCCGCCTCCACAAAGTTGGGATGTAGATGGCGTTTATTATTATTCTGAAAAAGCGAAGAAAAAAGATGGAAAAGAAATACGTAAATATTGTAGCGCATTTGAACCAGGAACTATATGGTCTCCAATGAAAATGCCTCTACAACCTTATTTTTGGCCAACATTGGCAACGATTCCAAGAAATTGTGGAGAAAATTTCTGGTTATTCAATCAAGTTGGACCACAGGGTACATTCTTTGGAGGTGGTAAGAAATAAGTTATTTTTTTATTATTATTTGCTTAATAAATATCGATATTTTATAATATCGATATTTATAATTATATAATAAGAATTAATCTAATGCTACATAAAAATTTTGCGCTATTGATTTGTGATTTACAAACAAAAACGATTCCACAACTTTATCATAAAAAAAAAGTAATTTATAATGTAAATAAATTATTATACATGAAAAAATATATTCCACAAATAAAAATAGCCATAAATGCCGAATTTATACCTGAAAAATTAGGAATACTAGATACTAGTATCAATTCAACTAATATAGATTATCATTATATGAAAGATGGTTATTCGATGAAAAATGATCAATTAATGAATTATTTACAAAAGTTTTTAATATCAGATATTATTTTAACGGGAATGGAAACACAATGGTGTATAAATCGATCTTCTTATGATTTATCAAAAAACTTTAATATTTATATTCCTTATGATGCTATTGGAAATAAATTAAGTAATGATGAAAATAATTATGATTTACTACAATTAAAAAATTATGGTGCTCAAATTATGTCTACGGACTTTCTAATTTGTAGTTTTTTGAAAAACTTTCATGAAGAACAATCCAAAAAATATCTACAAGTGTTAAAAAATGAATAATTTATTTTTTCTTTTTCCAAGTTCCGTAAAAATTATGCTTGGCATATTTACCAAAAACATGATCTTTGGTAGATTTTGGATTTTCTAATAATTTTATTGTATTTTTATTTGTATATTTATGATATAAAACTGAAATATAATCAGGACCTGTAGTCGAATAAACATAATTATGCGTTTTATTTTGTGTTTCAATTAACTTATCAATGTTATGATGAATATTATCTATGCATATTTTCAAAAAAGGATTTTTAGGAGATGCACCAAAAGCATAATTTCCTAAAACAATCGGTACATTTTGATTACATAATGTTTTCCATCTTTTATATTTGCAGCTTCCGCGAACTTGCTCAATAGGAAATACAGCATCATAATAAATTAAATCATTTAATGGATAAGTTGCGGACATATCTAAATCATAATAAAATCCCCCAAAATGATAAACTGCAACATATCGAAAAAAGTCAATTTTTTGAATAAATACTGGTAATTTTAAATACGTTAAATAATAATCAGGATAATTCTTTTTCAAAAAATCTTCGATATCATTATCGGTAAAAAACAATCGTTTAAAATCAGGATTTACCATTTTAACACTGTGTACATCATAATCATATTTTTTAGGAATATGATGATCTTTCCAAGTTTGAATAATTAATTTGGGTATTTTTTCTTGTTTATAATTTTGAAAATATTCTTGATTAGGATGTAACAAAGATAATTGATTCTTTTTTCTTGTATCTAATAATAATTTAAATAATATGAGTAAGATACATATCACAATGAGAAAGTAAATAAATAGGCTCATAATATAAAATAAGCATATAAAATAATTAAAAAAAATAAAAATAAATAATAATTTAATTAAGTAAGACTATTTAAGTCATAGTGAAAGAAAATGGTTGGGTTTCATCAGAATCTTCAGAATCCATTGAATCTGTCGTAAAAAAACATACTCCCTCGTCATTCATATTTTCACTCATTTCGTTTGCATTAATAGACTGTGTAGTAGTTGTCTTTGATGAATTCTGATTATCTAAATCATCAAATGTAATATATTCTTTAATTTTTTTTTGCTTTTTTGTTTCTGCTTTGATTCTTTCTTTTTCTTCTTTTATTCTTAATTTCTCTTTTTTTTTCTCTTCTTTAGCATCTTCAAGATCAGCTTTTAATTGTGGAAGACCTAATTTTCTATATTTTACAACTTGATTCCAAAATTCTTCCAATCTTATTTTAGCATCTTGAAACCATTCTTGATTGCGGAAAATGGGTACACAAGAAACTTCTTCTAAATACCAGTAATCAAAATTAGAAAAAATAATGGAATCATGATTTTCATATTTTTTTTTGATAGAATTTTTCCATGATTCTAAATCATCTCCAACAAAGCCAATTGGTCCATATTCATAAAAAAAAGATTTTGTTTCCTTATTTAATAATTCAGCCAAAATACCTTTTTCTTGTCCATATTTATTTAGCAAATGATTTTCTTGATAATTATCATTTAAATATTCTTCTTCATCATCATATTCTTTTAATTTACATTCGAGAAAATCACATCGATCAAGCTCACATACTTCTAATTGTCCTTGAACTTGACACCAATAATAACGGGGAGGAATTCCCGTTATTTTTCGAGAAGTGGGACATTTTATTTCAAGCATTACACCTTCTGTAGTAATACCATCAGGTGAAGCCCCCAAGAAATCAATAGACGGATGTCGAATACACCCAAAGTCATATACTTTTTTATGATTTCGATGTTCATAAATTGCTATAGCAACATCTTCATATTTATTTCCCCACATCATCGCATCATTCGTAATGAAATTATCTTCTCCACACTTTTTCAATAATACTTGGTTAGGATTAGAATAATGATTTTCACCAAGAATGGTTCCCCAGTCACTTGCCGATAACATAGTTAAACGCATAGCATACCATTCGGGCGATTTTTGTTCATGTTGTGGTAGCGTCTGCAAATATTTTACTTGCTTTGCTAAATAATTAGCTTTTAATTTTGTTGGTTTAGGTAAATCTTTATCATAATTAAAGGTAAGTGTTGTCATATGTAAAATAAGGCTTATAATCTTAATACATATAATTTAATAGAATAAAGTTTTAAATCAATTTAGTATCATTTTTATAATACTTTTTATAACATTTATATTTGTTATCATTTTTTTTTTATTATTTATTATTATTGAATAATAAATAATTATTATTTATAATTATTCAATATACATACGTTTTCTTAAATCATGATTTTGATAATAATCAGACTGCATACTTAAATTATAAATTACATCATCTAAAAAGTGCGAATATTCCGTAGAAGATTCACAAGTTGGATGATAAATATGAACAAAATGAACATGAAGATGATAGGTAGATGGTGCATAATGGATAAAAGCTTTCATTTGCGTTTCATCTAAGTCATAGGATTCTTTTATTTTTTTATACGTTATTTTTTTTAAATAGTTTAAAAATGGAACGTGTTTTCCTTCTAAAGAACGCAATGAACGAAGTGATATATCTTTTGGGAAAGAAAGTAAATGCATGTAATTTATTTTTTTATTTATCCATGTATAATTAGGAAGAAGTATAAATTGGTCATCTTGAAAAATTATTTGATCTTGTTCACATTTACCATTAATTATATTATATATCCATTGATCTTTTTCAATTGGGTAAGATTGTAAAAAAGTTAAGTAATCGTCATAAGATTCTTGAATCATTAGAAATTGCTGCGTTTGTTTTTTTTGAGATTCATCTTTATTTGATAACTTTTCTTTATTTTCCTGATTTATTTTTTCTTCAATTAATTCTCCTGTAATTGTTAAAGAAGCATTGTATTTAGAAAATTGAGCATTTTGAAATAGTTTATTTTGAATAGTAAAATGAGAAAGATTGTACTCGGAATTCGGAATAAATTGGTAATTTTTATTTTTAGTAGAAAAGTTCATAATTATTAATTTTAATAATATAAATTTTAAATAAATTTATTTTATGATTCAAAAAAATACAATGGAAAGTATTTACGATATTATAAAGTAAATACGATGAATCTAATTTAATATATACTTTACAATATATTCATGATACATTTTGAATTCTAAGATTCAAAAGCATTTGGATTTAATTCTCCATATTCAAGTCCTTGTTCCATATTTTGTTCATCTTCATTTTCTTCATCGTTTTCTGAAGGTATATTTGGATCTTGAAAATCATCTTTAGAAGTAAGATCTGTTTTTTCTTGAACATAATAATTTTCAGTATCTTCTGCGTCTTTTGCTAAGAAAAATGATTTTTTCAATAAATAATCATAAAGCAAGCTATTTTGAATTTCATTCTTTTGATTACATAATTCAAATAACTCATAATCTTCTTCAATTATTTCCAATAAAAAATGTACAAATCGGGCAATATCTTGGTTATATTTTTCTTTCGAAGGATCTAATGTATATTTTTTTTCATCACTATATGCATAAAATTGATTTAAATTATGAAGTAAAATAAATAATAAAATATTGGACGCATCATTATTGGTTAGATCACTGTATTTTATAATTGATTGATAATCTTTATCATAAATGTTATTTTTACCCACTATACTGGTAATTTCTTGGTTACTATAATTAGCATGATTATTTTTAAACGATGAAGGTTGTATTGTTTCTACAAAATGTGCAGTTTTATCACGTGCCATACCAATATCTTTCTGCATTTCTCGTCGATCATCTGGATTATCCATAAATTTTAAGGAAATATTTTTTTGAAGTAAATTTTGTTGATTTTTAATATAGGATAAATTTTTTTTGAACGTATTAATATAAAATTTCTGAAAGTAATCCAATTTTTTAAGATATAGTTGTTCTTCTAATTTAACTTTTTCCTTTTTAGTATCTTTTTTTTGTAGTTTATCTTGAATGTTATAAATACCGATTGACATTATAATATTCTCATATTTTTGATTAAAGTTTTGGTTTAAATTTAATAATTGAGAAGTATTTTGAAGTAAAAATTTTAATTGTATTTGAATATTTTCAATAGCATTTTTTTTGAGTTTATCAATTATTGATTCATCCATATGAAAACTTGTCTTTGGGTTATAAAATTCTAAAGTTTGTTGTTCTACATCTTTTAATAAAGTATTTAAATCTTCAATAGTAAATGTTTTTGCTTCTTCTTCTAAAGTAGCGCGTGTTTTATTACTTTTAATATCTACTGCATTAGGATCGCTGCTTAAAAATTCTCGTCGTGTACCTTTATATTCCCCATTATTTACATAAGTTAATAAAACTGAGGTTTTAAATTTTTCCGAAGCATTTTCTCCATCATACACAATAATGGGATTATAACAACCGGCAAATTTTTTCGGATCATATAAGTAAAAGCGATGAAAAACACCAGAATTATTAAAATAAGAAAACAATGAGTAAAGTGCATTTGTTTCATCAATATAACTTTTTATTTGATCATTTTCTAAATGAAAGTAATGATAAAAATTTAAATATTGAAGTGCTTCTTCTGCACAACAAGAAGATGGCATATGTACTATAGCATGTTTATCGGAAATAGGTGATTGAGCAATAACTTCATCAATAATAGACATAATTTGATTCATTAAATATAAATTTCGGTATTTTAATGTTGATTTTAATTGAGCAACTTGATTCGAATTAGAAACCTGCGTCAGTTCTTTCAAGAAAGAATTAGGATTAATGGGTTCGGGTATTTTTTCAAAAGAATAAACATCATAGTCTTGATTTTCTTGAAAATGAATTCTATTTTTTTTCATTGTTTGTTTATATTGATGTTTTACCTTGAATAATTCTCGTATATGAGCATTATTTATATAAATATCATAATATTTCTGAATACTTTTTTTAAAAAAGTCCAATAAAGTTTTTTGTTCTGATTCTCTGCGCCGTGGTATATCTGAATGTAATTCTTGAAGGATACATGCACTAAAATCAATTCCATGTGGATGTTCAAATCCTGAGAAACTACAAGATGAAGTACGTTTTTTTAATACTAATTCCGGAACAATCGTTTGAATTGTTATTAATAAACGAGCACAAATAATAGATTGTTTTAAATATTCACGTTGTTTTTTATAATTATCTTCAAAAATACCTTTCGCTTCCATTTTTTGGATGATTGCTTCTGATATTTTTTGTTCTTGTAATTTTTTTTTCTCCAGCTGTTTATAAACAGCAAAGGGAGCAATACGAACGATTTGCTGCATCGATTCTATAATCACTTGAATTAAATCGCCATTAGCTAAAATAATACCCATATTATTATATAAATTTTTAGTAATAAAAGTACATATAGAAATGGCTTCTTCAAGATTATTTCCATCTAGGCCCTCAGCTCGTAACATTGATTTAAAATCCGAACTTTCACAATCTAATTGTTCTTTCGAAGAAAGAAGTTGGTCTAAATTACGATTTTCTGTTTCACTGAATTGTTTCCATTCTTCTTTGGACCATTTTTGTCTAGACATTGACAATGTTCCTTCTTCAGTAAAACCTTCCGTTTCATCATAATCATTGTTCATTAAATATTCACCACAATGTTTGCATAGTAAATTATTTTGTTCTGCTTCCCCATTATCACTAAAAGTAGCTAATAATAATTCAATAAATTTTTCTCTCATATTTGCATCAGAAGAATAGTAAATATTTTTTTTATAAAAATAATGTCCACAAATAGTGTACTTTTCATTATATTTTTTTGAATAAATATTATTACCAACTAACAATCCATCTTTATGTATAAGTTCAAAAAATAAGCTATCAATTAATTGACTATTGTTTAACTGTCGAATATTATAGACTAATTTTTGTAACGGAGTACTGACATAATTGGAAACAGGAGTTTCTTTATTTTTTTCTTGTTCTTTTATAGCCTTTATTTTAGTAATGGATTCTTGCTTGATTTCGGTAAATGTGCCTCTGTAAAAATATTTTTCAATAATTTGATTTGTTTTTTCATTTATTTCTTTGGTTTTTTCATTCGAAGAAAGATAAGACTTAAGTTGTTGTAATAAATTTATTTGATGTGTAAGTTCATCAATTTTATGTTGAAAACGCGATGCTGTTTTAGATTGACAACCCGTGTCTTTTTTATAAATACAGTCTAATTCATCTAATTCCAATTGATCTATTTCTAAATTACGAAAATTACAGACATATTTTAATTTTTCATAGGATGAATATTTATCTTGATAAATCCATTTTTTGGATTTTGATTCATAACTCCAAATATTATGATTTACTAATAATTTAGACTGGCTTGGTATATTTTCAACTTCTTTTAATGTATTTTTCTCAATAGTATATAATTGAGTATCAAAAAATACATAACAATTATCATTATTTGAATTACATATATGTTTAAGTCCTTTATCAATATCTTTTTGTGTAATTTCAATAGCTTGATATTTATATAATTCACAATTTTTTTTCTCTTTATTAATATCTTTATTTTTAACATAATTTTGTTGAATACTTTTTAGATTTGTTTCATATTTTTCAATTAATGTTTGAATATCTTTGATCAAAGAAGTTTTTTTATTTTCAGACTGATTTAAAAAATATAAATAAAATAAAAAGCCATGATCTTTCTGATTGATTAACCATTGATAACGATTTAATAAACTATCATAATTTTTATCTAGACCACTATAGGATCCGTAATATTTAATAATCTCTTCATTTTGAACATGTTGATTACTTATAATATAATTCACATGTTCTTTTAAAAATTGAGTATTATTATAGTGATAATTTTGAATTGTTTTTAGTAAATTTGAAGAAGAATTGATAGTATTAGAATTATTTTTTGTTATTGAAAAAGAAGAAGTAATGGCTTCTATATTTTTATCTAAAAATTCTTTGATAAATTTACCTTGTTGTATATGAAGATCATTTAAATGTAAATGATAATGTTTTAATATATTATTTGTTTGTTCCATAAAAGTTACATTTTTTAATTGTTCATATTCTAAAGATATTATTTCATCTAAAGAGGGAAGTACTTTTTTAATAATATTATCATATCTCTCTTTTGATAAAGAAATATCTTTAAACAAATAAATTTTATTATGATCATTACTTTCTTCCTGATTTTCATAATTGGATCTTAAATAATGTAAATTAAGATCTTCTTGAACATTATACAAATCATATTTTAATTTCGATACTTTATAGATATAACCCTTGTTTCCTGTTAGTTTTAATTTTTTCTTGGTATGCAGCAAAATGGTATTTTGGTCTATAACTGTAAATTTTTTATAAGTTCCATATACCCCATTTATACATGGATAAGAATTTGATTCATCAATATAAAGCACGTCATCATCATCAATAATTATATTTTCTGAAGAAAATTCAATTTTAATTCCTTTGTTATCTTGCTCAATATTGGTTATTTCAAGTGTATCATACAATACTTTATATAAGTAATTAGTATAGTTTTTAGATCCATAAATATTATTATAATTACTTAATATAGATTGACCCCCATTTGATAATATCATGAAACCAACAACCACCATATTTTCTCCAGGAATAAGTACTTCTTGCTTGGTTCCTTTTATTTTTCCATCTTCATCATAAATATTCACGGGTGTAGTAAAATCATCATTTTTATTATATGTATTCCATTGACTATTAAAAAGATCATGATATCGTAAAACTAAATTATTATTTGTTGTTTTCACTACGAATCCACTTTGATCTATATTATCTTCAAAATACCTCATATAAGATTTATACATTTGACTTTGATTCACTAGAAATTCTTGTAAATTTATTTTTTGTTCTTCAAAGTCTAATTTATTTTGATTTAATATATTGATTAATTTCTGTTGGGATTCTTCATGAATTCCACTGGGATCTTCAAACGAACTAATAAATCCTATTTCTTCTTGTATATTAGCATCTTCATTATTTTCTATATTGTCATTATTTTTTACTTTTACATTTGTAAAAACAACATGTTTATCTAATACAATAGGTATAATTGATTTATGTGCCATTTTGTTTTGAATAATATCATACATTAACGGATAGGAAATATTTTCTTTTAACATTTTATATTTAATTTTTGATTCATTTTTTAGATAAATCAGACTTTTTACGCGATTTTCCACTAATTCTTGAATATATTTTAATTTTTGCTTAGTGACTGGATAAGATGACAGTAATTGATTCTCCAATTCCTGAGAATACACAATATCATTGTCATATTCAATATTTTTTTCATCTAATGCTATAGTATTTTCAATAGTAATTGGTTCATCATTTTTGAAAAATCCCATTTTTGAATTATTACTATTGTTATTTGTATTGGAATTTCCAAATAAATTTACCGTTTCATTGTTTGATTCATTATTATCGGATTGCTGGATACTACTTTTACTTTCAGAATTATTTTTATTTATTTCATTATTATTTATGATTTTATAATCATCATTGTTTACTTGAGGATTATTTGATTCATTATTTAATTTTATGTATGATTGTGTATTATTTGATAAAATATCATTATTAGATTCATTATTATTATTTGATTCATAATATTTATTATTACTAGATTCATTGTTATTTAATGCTTCATCATTTAAATGTTTTACATTTTTATTTTCTTTAAAATTAATTATTTTTATATTATTATTACTCATATTTTGGGTATATGTACTATAATAATAGATAATTTATTCGAAATATTAACTTCTCTTTTTATAAAACAATAAAAAAATGAAATAAATTAATTTAAAAAGATAAGATATAATACATAATATATTTCACTTTAAACTTTTATTGTTTTTTTATTATGCAAGTACCACAGTTTTATACATTTTTACAACAAAACGAAATTTCCAATTTTGATCTTTTGAAAACATTTCTTGAAAATGATCCCTATAAACTAAAAATTAAAGAAGATACTAAGTATCCATCAATATGTATTATTATTAATAGTAATGAATCCAATGTGAGCGAACCCTTGGTACGTTTCTGTAATGGAATTATACTTGATAAAGAATCACTTAAAATTATTTGCTATACATTTAATAAATGTATGGAAGAAAATACAATTAATGAAGAATTATTTACTGGTAATTTATACATTGAACCATCCTATGAAGGTACGCTAATTCGTGTTTTCCACTACAATAATGAATGGTTTTTTAGTACGAAAAAAATGATTAATGCTCGGCGAGCAAAATGGGTAAGTTCTAAGAGTTTTTTTGATTTATTTCAAGAAACATTACCTAACCCTAATATTGATGAATACTTAGATAAAACAAAATGCTATTCATTTTTACTCATCCATCATGAAAATAATGTTGTTATTCGTTATCCGAAAAATAATATTATTCATATTAGTACTTTCGATATACTTAATCAATGTGAATGTGAAGCAACTATTGAGAATGGAATTATGAAAAGTGTGCGTCAGCCTATTTCTTTCCAAAATCGTGAAGAATTTATGAATTATATTCAAGCATTAAAGAATGATATGAACATTGATAATGAAGGTATCATGTTTATCAATGATAAGTATGTTCGACAAAAATTCAAGAAAGATTTATATGTTTTTATTCGAAATCTCTGGGGAAATACAAATAGTCGATTTTATCGCTATTTAGAATTACGTAAAAATCCGTCAGATATTCAAAATTATTTGATTTATTTTGAAAAAGACAAAGCATTATTTGCGAGTTATGAAGAAAAAATTAGTCAAGTAGCGATGGAAATATATAATCTATATGCTGCTAAGTATATTTCGAAAACAGAAGGAGCAAAAATTCCTTATTATTTGAAAGATTTTATTTATGCGATTCACGGAAATTTTCTGAAAACACGTGTAAAAATAAAGCATGAAGATATCATGATACATATTTTAAGTCTTGATGCTGCTAAATTTTGTTACATCATGAATCAAATGAAAAAAGACAAAGAAACTGCTGACAAAAAAGATAGTTCTTCTATGGAATTAATTTCTGATGAATCATCTGGCACTGTAGCTAGCGCTGTAGCTGATGCTGTAGCTAGCGATGTAGCATCTAACCTAAGTACACCAATGGTTATTTAATTAGATGTTTATTATAATTTATTTTATTTATACTTTAATATATATTTTACAATATATATTGATTTATATCAATTGTTTCCAAAAAAACGTATGCTTTGAAGAATCCAAATATCATTGCTATTAGTTGTATTACAATTCGGACAAAAAGAATCTATATTATTGTGATCATCTATACATTTTTCATGATATGTAGCATTACATATTTTACATATTAAGTGTGGTACTTTATACCATACTCTTTGATGACAACAATAACATACATTACCAACTCTACAAATTTTCATGTAGCATTTCAGGAAAAAAGATGGTGCTTTATATCCATTACCAGATACTATTTGAACATGATGTATTGATGTTTCTTCATCTACTAATGTTGCTTCAGCAATAGGTGTAATATTATTAGGTGTTGTCATAGAAGTTTAATTTTGATTAAAATCTATTTTAAATAAATTAGTAAAGAAATTTTATCATTTTTTTTCGGAAAATTACTTAAAAATTTATGTGCAATTAATATATATAACCATGCAGATTTTTGTCAAAACACTTACCGGAAAAACGATTACTTTGGAGGTAGAAGCGGGAGATACAATTGATAATGTAAAACAAAAAATTCAAGATAAGGAAGGAATTCCTCCCGATCAGCAACGACTTATTTTTGCTGGAAAACAACTGGAAGATGGCCGTACGTTGTCTGATTATAATATCCAGAAAGAATCCACACTGCACCTCGTGCTCCGATTGCGAGGCGGAGTGTATATTTTTCATTAAGAATTAATACTAAATAAAATATTTAAAGAAATAATTATACTAATATATATAAAAATGAACGATACTAAACAAACCGAAAATCAAACTCAAAAAATAACAGAAACAGAACAAAAAACACCAACAAAAGAATGTAAGAAATGTAATGTAGTAAAAGATATTCATTTATTTAGCAAACATTCAGGAACTAAAGATAAATTAGACAATCGATGTAAAGATTGCGTAAAATTATGTAAAATAAAAATAAAAGAAAATGATCAAATTAAAGAATATCCTATTCAAACATTAGATTATAAAAATAAAGATTGGCAAGCTGGAAAATATACTGGTAGCATATTACATAGAACAGATCAAAAATCAGGATCTGAACGTTATGAAGTACGTATTCCACTAGGAGAAGGTAAAATAAAATCAAAATCATTTAATTTTAATAATTATGAAACACCTGAAGAAGCTAAAAAAGAAGCTACACAATGGTTAATGAATTTTTCTAATGAAAATAACTTAACAAAAAATAGAATAAAAATAATTGATGAAAAAACAATTCAGGTTAAATTAACTAAAGACATGATAATGACTACTGATATACAGTTTTCTGATCTTTGTCAAAAATACACATTATGTTCTTCAAAATCTGGTCAAGAAAATTCTAGCTATTATGCTGTCATTCTTATTAATAATGTTAGCCACTTATTTCATAAATATATTACTAAAAATCCAATGTCGGATCATATCAATAGAAATCCATTGGATAATAGATTGTGTAATTTACAGAAAACAACGCCTAAACTAAATAATAATAATCGAGGTCCTAGTAAAAAAATAGAACCTTGTAGTTTTTATGAAATGGGTGTTCGTTTTTTACAGAAAGAGGAAGCTTTTCAAGCTCGTATTAAACAAAATGGACGTGAATATACACATTCTTTTAGTGTAAAAAAATATGGATATGAAGGAGCCAAAAAATTAGCTATTGAAGCACGTCATGAATTTAATAAACAATTTCAATGTAATAATTCTAAAGTTGCAGCAGATAATAATGATAAAAATGATAATGATAATCTAGATACATTGACAAATAATGTTGAAAAATTATCTATGCAAAATTAGACAGATAGACAGGTAAATAAATAAATTTAATACTAAATGTAATAAGTTTACTATAAAAAAATATGTTTCCATTTTTATTTATGATTTTTTCAAATAATAAATATTAAATTTCATAACCACATTGTAAAATACGTAATGTAGGTTGATAATTTATTTCAAATATATCAATTCCCACTTTTTCCTTATTTTTCCAACAATGAATAATGTAAAATAGTAGGACTACGAGTAATGATTGTACTTCTTTTTCATCATAATTATGAAAATAATTTGATTTCAAACAAATACATTGATTATTATATAGATGCTTACAATTACAATTATTTTGCTTAGTATGGAATAATGTAGTTTTCTTTTTTTTTTTAAATAATTGTCGATTATAGGCTAGTTGTACAAAAAATAAGCGCAAATTTGTTTGAAAAAAGTAAAGATGTACCTCAAATGTTTTATTATGTTTTATATTATTTGTAGTTAAAAATTGATTAAATTTCATGGAATTGACTAAATTTAATACACAATCTTCCATATAAATTAATTCGTCACTCATCATTAAATGTGAATTAGTAGATTGGGATAAAAAATATTGTTCTTGATTTCTTTCTAAATTAATGATACGTTGATCAATTAACATAATGAATATTTTTAAGAATTATCATAAGCCATTGTTTTTCTTAGAAGTATTTTTTTATAAATTTTATTTTTTTTCTTAAAAAAAAGAAAGAAAATAAACGAATTTAAAGGTATGGTCGTATTATTTATTAAATAAAATGGATATTATCAGTTTATCCAACAGTTTAAATAAATGCGGTATCGTAGACAATAAAAATAATTTTAATATTTCTTCAAAAAAAGATTTATTAATGCAGTCATTAATTAATTTTTTTGCCGTCAAAGAACATTTAGATCATGTTATACCCATTATAACTGGTAAATCAAAAATTTCTCTACGTATTTTAGATTGGTTTGTCACTAATTATAGTAAAAAAAATAATATTACTTATCAATTAGAAGTAAATAAGAAAAAGAAAACATTTATTGTATATTTGGATTATAAATCACAATTAAAAGCTTATTCGAAAAAACAGTTTGACCCATTTTGTCGCCGTGAACGTATATCTTTTTTTGATCATAATAATAATGAATTAATCACTACTGTTGGACAACTTAATTTTTTTCGTTGGGCCATTGAAAATAAAATTTTAGAATACATTGTAGATAACTTTTCAGAAATTGAAAATGATATGAATAATAGTTTACGTAATTTATATAAAAAGACGGATGCAAATGCAGGACGTCGAAAGCGTACAGAATTATCCATTAGTGCAACTAAGACAGTAAATAAACACGATGTCAGTATTGTCGTTCAATTTGATTAATAAAATATTATTTTGATTCTTGTTATAAATGAAAAATAGGTATAAACTATTTTTTATTTTATTTTATTATGTATATCTTTATTCACTATTTCATTATAAGAATATTTTGAAATAAATATTTCGTAAATTTAAATTTTAATTTTATGAAATATAATTAATTTTTTTTAAAATAATGAAAAGAAAATATATTGGTTTATAATATAACTATGTCGCAGATGATGAAAGCAAATAATACTAGATCATCTTATAATGACCCAACTTTTAAACCATTTCAAAGTGGATGTTCTTTATGTTATCCATCTATAGATTATCGATTTTCTAATACTATGAAAGGTGGATCCCAACAAAAATTAATTTCCAATTTATCTGGAAAAAATTTATATAAAACAACTAATTATTCGGTTCCTATGAATAAATTAATGAAAGATAATTATGGAATTAGTTTTAATACTTCAGGAGGTGCCAAAAAGAGCAGAAATTCTTTAGAAAAAAAAGTATCTCATATGATGAAATTTGTAAATAAAAGAGGGGGTGATAATTGTAGTGCAGTACAATCTGAAGATAGTACTATGACTGGTGGTAAGAAAACTCGTGGTCGTTCTAAGAAGAAAAAGGGAGGCATGGCCTCTGAAATGGTTCCTACTGAAGAAAATTCAATGATGACTGGTGGTAAGAAAACTCGTGGTCGAAGTGTTTCTCGTGGTCGTTCTAAGAAGAAAAAGGGAGGCATGGCCTCTGAAATGGTTCCTACTGAAGAAAATTCAATGATGACTGGTGGTAAGAAAACCCGCACTCGTAAGATAAAATCCAGAAGTAGAAGTACTACCCGTGGAAGAAAACTAAAAGGTGGTGAAGAAACTTGGGGGGCAACGGGTATGCCAGCTCAATTTTTTAATGCCAATGCTAAATTAATGGGTTATCCTTATAATTCAGGATATGGTGTAAAGACAGCTTATGGCCTTGCTAATCCTAAGGATGTTGGAATGGGATTACTAGCTCCCAATACAACTTCAAATGCAAGTACAGCTAATCCTTCAACTTCTATGAAAACAGGAGGCAGAAAAAAAACTAAAAAACAATCAGGTAAAGGATTTCCTATTCCTACTTTAAGTTCGATTCCAATTGATGTTGTTCAAGTAAATGTAGATAAAGGTATAAGTGATGTTCAGACTTTCTTAAAAGATTTGAAAAGAGATTATGTAAAATCAGTTCAAAAAGCGGCCAGTATTAAAATTGGAAACCAACGATTAATTCAAGGTGGAGCAAAAAGTAGAACAACGAAAAAAAAAGTCACTAAAAAAGATGCTAAAAAAGATATGAAAAAAAAAGATACTAAAAAAGATACTAAAAAATTAAAGAAAAAAGATATGAAAAAAAAAGATACTAAAAAAGTTATTAAAAAATCAAATAAAAAAATAATCAAAAAAAAGAAGGGTGGGGATGGATCTGATTTTATAAGTACCTTTAATTCTCGAGGACCTTCTAACGCTCCAGATACTTATTGGGGTGTAAATGGTGAAAAATGGTTCAGACAATTCAATAAATCAGCGAACTATATTCCTAATTCTCAATTAGCAAAAGCAGCTACGCCTAAGCTACTTGCTGGTCCAATGAATGAAAAAGTAGTTGGATATAATAGCTTTGAATCCACCTTTTCTCCTATACGTGGTGGAAAAAAAATAGTTACTAAAAAGAAAAAAGTAGTTAAAAAAGATACTAAAAAAACTACAAAAAAAGATATTAAAAAAACTACAAAAAAAGATACTAAAAAAACTACAAAAAAAAAAGATACTAAAAAAAAAATAACATCTAAAAAATAAAAACACTATATAAATTTATAATTAGTTAATCAAAAAAAAAATTTACTATTTATCATTAAATAAATAGTAAGATTATCATTCAAAATTAATATAAGTTAAAGCTTGGTTGATAATTTTGTATTTGAAGATCATTGGGTGATATTATTTCATCTACTTGAAAAAAATCTTTAGGAATAAATCCATCTTGTTGATCATTCATTGATACTTTATCAATAAAAATTTTACTTACTTTTAAAATATGAGCATTTAATAATTGATGAAGTAATGTAATTGATTTTTTAAATTTTTCATAAGTAATACTGGAAGTTTGAATGGAATATATAGATGACGTTAATTCATTTAATGCTCTTTTCTTTTGCGTTATCATGGATTGATAATTTTCGTAAAAATTATGACTTATATTTGATGATTCAAAGCTTATTTTTAATACACCATTTATATGTTGTAAACAACTAGAATAAGATTGAATATTTTCTTGTGTATATTCTCTTAAATTATACATTAATGAAGTTATATATGGATCATAATATAAAAAGGATTTTTTTAATTGATGTCCATTTTCACCTTCAAAATTTAAAATATCTCCTTTAATTGTTTTTATTCCATTAAACATAATATTATTTAAAAATCTCAATTCATCTTTTTTTGTTCTAGTAAATTTAATAAAACTAACATAATCATGATTGGACAACATATAAATTAAGAGCACACATATAAGAAAAATAAATATTTCATTTACACGAATATTTCTTCCTCGAAATAATGCATAGATTATGATAGTTAGGAAAAAGTAAAATAATAAATTATTATTTGGTACACTACTGATTACTTTATATGGGTTGGTTAAAAATTCATCTTTATTTTCAATGAATTTACTTATATGATTACTTGCATTATCAGAATTTGTTAGAAATCTATCTAAGATAATGTCTGTCATATTTAATAATTATATATTTTTTTCTCAATATAAATATATAATGAATATATATTTAAAAAAAAATATTAGAAAAATTCATCATAATGGAAAAGAAAAGATAGAATTTGATATATATAAGAAAAATTATCAAAAAGAAACAATGGTTCGCGGAAACATAAATTCCAATGGTCGCGTTCATATTCATAATTATAAAGAACGTTCTGTTGCTCCTAAATCAAAAGTATATACTATTAATATGAATCAAATAAAAAATATATTACACCCAAAAAATGCTAAATTTTCTTTAAATCATTATCCAATTATGAAAAAAGAAAACATTAAACAAAAAGAAAATAAGGAAAATATTAAAAAAATAATGATGAAAAACACGAAAAAAGAAATAAAAAATGAAAAGAAAAAAGACGATAAAAAAGATGGTAAAAAAGATAAAAAAATAAATGAAAAAATAAATAAAATAAGGAAAATGATGCTTAGGCCAAAAATAAATAAAAAGTCTTTAGATAAAACAGTTCCTTCATTAAAGAAAACTGATATAAAATCTAAAATAAAAAGTATAGATAATATTGATAAAAGTAATATAGGAAGTATCAAAAAACGTTTAACGAAAAATACAAAAAAAACAACAACAAAAGATAGTAGTAAAAATTCTGTTAAAAAAATAAAAAAAATAAATGAAAAATTATCAAATAAAAAAAAGAAAAATACTAAAAAACTAAATAAAAGTTTAACTAAAAGTTCAACTAAAAGTTCAACGAAACGTTCAACAAAAAGTTCAACAAAAAGTTCAACAAAAAAATTAAAATAAAATAAAACTATATAACGAAATTAAAAAATTTATTTAATTTTCTAAAATTAATATCTATTTTTAGTATAGATATATAATACATGAAAAAAATAATAAATCATGATAAATTAAAATTACTATTTTTAAATATACTAGTATTTAGTATTTTATATGCACTTTTAGATGATTCACATTTTAATGGAATCAATATTATTGAAGATAAATTAGAAGATAAAATTTTATCCAAAGAAGTAGATAAAAAAGTACAAGAATTTGAGGAGTTTAGCATAAAAAATAATGAAACAGATGTAGCTTCTAAAGAAAAAATAAAAAAAGTTGAAAAAGAAATAGAATCCAAAAAAAAAATAGCTCCTTTTTATGTCACCTATTTCGATCGACTTTATTTTTCTATTATAACTGCTTGTTTATTAGGATATGGTGATGTCTATCCATTTTCTATATATTGTAAGTCACTTACCATGATTCAAGCATTGATTACCGTTTCTATTATTGTATATTAATTTTATATTATTTTTATTACTTCAATTATGTACTGTATATTACTTAATTTATTTAGTATTGAATAAATATATTTATGTTTCATTTTTTTTAACATAAATATTTTGTAGATTTAAAAAAATGATTTAAATTTATTTAATTACATATAAATAGTCTTAAATAGTATTTACTAGAAAAGTATCTAACATGACCGAACAAAATATTTTTTCTATTCGAACACAAAGTGATCAAAAAATTCAATGGGGAAATTTAAATCGTAATCACGATGATGACCCAATTATTAGTGAATTAGTAAATATTGCTGTTCATAATAACGTAAAGGAATCTATGATTCACTTGAAATTTGATGATTTAATTATTCAAGAATTCAATCAATTTTTAAAAAAAAATAAATTACCTATCTATATACCAATTGAAGAACTAAAGAAATGTAAAATTACTGTATCTTCTTCTACTGGTTCTATTGAGGCAGGAAAAAAGAAAAAGAAAGAAAAAGTAGTTAAATTATCAAACAAAGATAAAATTAAACTTCAAATTGAACAAGATAATAAGAAAAAAGACATTCAACAAATTTTGAATTATTTAAAAATTAAGGATTTTTATCCAATTAAAAAAAAGAATCCTTTAGACTGTTATATTAACATTATTCACTGGACACTATATAGTATTCAAAACCATGATAATATACCACTTTTTATACTATACGATTGTGTGATTTCATTAAGTAGGATGAATGATGAATATAATCATTTTTTAGACCAACAAATTCAACAAGAAAACTTAAGTATCATTAAAAATATTGAAAAAATTATTAAAAATAAGGATACTAGTTATATGATGAATTTAATCAAACTATATCCATCCTTAATTAATGCGTGCTACTGGGATAATAATAAACCCCAAGCAATTCATCTTTATGATGAACAACATCAATTATTGGATACAGTGATGCGTCATCTAAATGAAAATTTGCCGTTGTTATTATTTTACTGGGTTCCTCCAGCAAACGGAAAAACTCTTATTTGTAATATTTTAGCAAAGCTTATTAGCAAATATAATTACGAAAATAGAAAATATAAAGACTTTCGAAGAAAATCAATTTTATATATTTGCTATAATGATATTGTTCGTAATAGTGTATCACAATTATGTACAACACATAACGTCGATATTAAATTTTGGTTTGCTAATTATCATAAGGACATGTACAAAGACTATAATATTGTTGACTTTCGTCCTTACAAAAATTGTTTTCCTGATTGGAGAAAACCCATTTCTGCTAACGTCGCCAAGCGCGATAAGAAAAATGAGGATTTACTTTTTAGTCCAAATGTTCGCGAACAGTGGAATGAATATTTACAACGTACACGACTTCATAAAGATCGAGAAAATAAAGGAGATCTAAATGAAGTTCAGCTTGAAAATGCGGATAATATACCAGAAATGGTGATTGCTGATCTTGCTTCTGCTGAAGTTTTACTCAAAGAATTTCCTGACTTATTTATTCCCTATTTTGATGAAGCGTTTGCTGCATCTGATGAAATGATTACCGCAGAAATTATGAAAGCTTTACCAAGTATTTCTATTTTAGTTTCTGCTACTTTAGCTTATCCGGAAGAAATTCCTCATTCTGTTCAGAATTTTAAAACACAACATTCGATTGAAAATGATGATTTTATTGTTCTTATTAAAAATGATATTCAATTAATTAACTGTGATTTTATTAGCCCGGATGGAGATATTATTAGTCCACATCACCATGTGAATAGCGTAGTTGAATTAACAACTTTTATGGGTCAACTTACTAAGTATCCCATTATTCAAAGAGGATATTCTAATATTATCGTATATGAGATGTATAAACGTCTGGAATCAATTTTACCAAGTGAAATGAAAATAAAACATAAATTTCCCAATTTAGGTACGATTACTAATTCTAACTTGCGATCATATGGTATTGAACTTATTGATTTTGTCTCTCAATCACAAGATGAAGAGATTTTTACAAAAATTAAAATGATCAATATTCCAATGATACAAGATAATAGTATTGAAAATATGATGACTAAAAACTCTTATTTTTATCAAGATAAGAATACTCTTCATGTATCGAATGTAGATTCCTTTATGAATTATGTTTCTGAAATGACTCATGAATTACTTCATAATTCTCCGAAATTGAAAAATCTGATTTCTACTTATGAAAAAACAAAGCAAGATATTTTGAAAAAAATTGAAAGTTTTGAAAAAAATAACAAAAATGATAAGCATTTTTCAGATATTCAAAATTGTCAAGAACAACTCCAAGAGTTAAAAATCAATTACTCAGAAGAATTTATTTGGAATTCTTATTCATATTTGAAGAAATTTAACAGTCAAAATAAAATTTCTAATTACAATAAACCATTGGTTGATATTAATGTCATACAAAATTTGGATGATATTACGGCTAAATTATTTATGAGTCATATTGGGGTATATAATCAAGTAAATATGAATTTATTTGAAATGGATACTTTTTTGGCTTACAAAGATAAGTTTAAATTTATTATGTCAGATCCATCTATTATATTTGGAACAAATATTAATATTACATTAATTGATATTCACGAAAATTTAAGACCTATTTTAACACGAAACAAAATGTATCAAATGATTGGAAGAGCAGGAAGAATTGGAAAAAGTTCAAGTGCTTCTGTTATTTTTAGATCATGGGATCTATTTCAGATTATTATTCATGATGAAGATGAGAATATTGAAGCACAACAAATTGAAGCTAATATCCAAAAGATTATGTAAATACTTTATTATTAATTTTATAAACATTATTTTATTGATTACTTATTTTAATATTATTTAATATATTATATATAATACATTATATATAATATATTAAATAATATTATCATATTTTTAGTCAGCTTCTAAAATTTTATTTATAAGAAACTTCGTAGTTTATATTTTATTTATTTTTTCTTTCTAAAAATAAATATGAATAAGTATTCTTTAAAAGATATTACACTTGTTAATAAAAATAAAGAATCTAACAAAGTATTAAAACTTGAAAATAAAAAACAAAAGTTTATTTTATATATTCCGGTAAATCATGAGGAAAATGAAAAAAATGAACATTTTGAAAAACTTATTTTTGATAATGCAATTGAGATTACATCGAAAAAAAAAGTAGAACAATTAAAATTAAATATTGTGGAAAAAGATGATAAATATACTATTCAAATAAAAGATACAGACTTATATTATTTAAAATCAGAGAAAACTATTACAAATGATTCAAATTATAAATTAATTATGAGCGACGGATCTTTGTATGATCCTAAAAATGAATTAGATGAGGAAAACGAAGTAGTAAATAGTAATGTTGATAAAAATAAAGAAGAAATAACGGAAAATAATCATCAAAATGATGTACCTAATGATGAAGAAAAAAAAGAAATATTAGATACTCAATCTATATTATCTAATTTAAAAAGTTGCTCTTTAGATGATGAAATAGAACCTATACATAAACCAAAACGCAATACTAGGAAAAAAATTAAAAAAATAGCAGAACCTATAGAATTAACAGATAATAATAAAGGAGAAGATGATAAACATACTTTAAAAAATACTGGAGAAATAGATCAAATAAATAGTGAAAAAGAAAATCTTACAGTGGAAGATAAACAAATTGATGTATTGAAGGAAGATAATATAATAAGTTATGAAAATATAGATCATAATTTAAAAGAAAATGAAAAAATAGAGGAAGAAATTATAAATAAAGAAGATGATACACAAATAGAACAACAAAATTTGAATGATGCTGAAGTATGTGAAACACAACAAAGCGATGCTGAAGTATGTGGAACACAACAAAGTGATGCTGAAGTATGTGAAACACAACAAAGCGAAGATGCTGTATGTGGAACACAACAAAGCGATGCTGAAGTATGTGAAACACAACAAAGCGAAGCTGAAGTATGTGAAACACAACAAAGCGATGCTGAAGTATGTGAAACACAACAAAGCGATGCTGAAGTATGTGGAACACAACAAAGCGAAGCTGAAGTATGTGAAACACAACAAAGCGAAGATGCTGTATGTGGAACACAACAAAGCGATGCTGAAGTATGTGAAACACAACAAAGCGAAGATGCTGTATGTGAAACACAACAAAGCGATGCTGAAGTATGTGAAACACAACAAAGCGATGCTGAAGTATGTGAAACACAACAAAGCGATGCTGAAGTATGTGAAACACAACAAAGCGATGCTGAAGTATGTGAAACACAACAAAGCGAAGCTGAAGTATGTGAAACACAACAAAGCGATGCTGAAGAAATAATAGAAAAAAATATAGAGAATGAAAATTTGAAACAAGAAAAAGTGGAAGTAGAAATTAGTCCAAGCAAAATTAAAGAAAGTAAAGATGAAGAACATATAGAGGAAAAAAATGTTGAAACAAAAGAAGAACCTATATTAGTAGAAAATAATTCTTATTTTATAAAAACAGAAGATAAAAAAGATTCACATGTTCTTTCTCAAAAAAAGAAAGAAAAACCAATAAAGACAAAAAAACAAATTAAAGAAAATAAACAAAAAAATAACAATCAACAAGAAAATATTTTTACCGTTCCAACAGATAATAATCAAATAGATCAAAATAATAATACAGAAAAAGACATTGAAGCAAAAAATAATCAAGAACATACACAAGATAATACAACATCAATTCTTAAGATTGAAAAATTAGATCATACAACTTTAGAAGAAAATAAAGAAATATTGGGCAAAAATAATGAAGAAAAAAAAGATATTTCTGTAAATAAAAATATTTATACGGAAATTGAAAAAATTAATGTAGAATCAATTGATCAAGATTTATTTAGTCTAGATAAAATTCTCAATGACTTTAATCAATATTTTACTTCACAATCAATTCATGAAGATCAGCTCAAAAAAGAAAATGATGATGTTAATAAAAATGTTAATAATAATGTTAATAATGTTAATAATAATGTTGATAATGTTAATAATAATGTTAATAATAAAATAAAACATAAAAAATCAGTTTCTTTTCATAACGAAGATTTAGAAGATATTCAAAATGAAATAAAAAAGAACGAGATAAAAATAGAAATGCTTAATAACACTTTACAAGTTTCTATTATGAAAAAAAATATTCTATTTAACCAACAATCCTTTACTATATCTTATACAAATTTAAAACAATCCAGAATTAATATTCAAAACTTATTTCAAAGTGTCATTGAAAAAGAAAATAGAATTAATCAAAAAAATATTTCCTTACAATTACAATCGGGAAATAGTAGTTATTTAGTGTTATATCTAGAAAATCCATATTTATTAAATAAGATTGATCATAGTTTAATTATAACCAATTTAAAAAATAGAAAATCTATACAAGTTAATAATCATCAATATTTATTATTAAGTAATTGTACATTTTATTTAACTGAAAACTGTTCCTTATTAATTCCTTTAATGATAAAACAAGAAATGAATGAACAATCAGGAAAAATGAGTCATCATTTTTTACCATATATTTAAAATAATAGTACTAAAATATTAATATTATATAATAGTATATTAGTATTAATAAAATGATAGATATTCGTGTATGGCAAGTAGTGACCTGGCAAATATTTCATAAATTAGCATTACATTTTAAAGAAGAAAACCGAGAACATATTCATGCATTTTTTGAAGCATTTAAAACAATTATTCCGTGCAGTATTTGTCGAGATCATTACGCTTTGAATATAAGAAAATATAATTTAAATACTGAACAAAACTTATTTCAAATGACTGTTCAATTACATAATAGTGTTAATAGAATGCATAATAAAAAACCATGGAGTGTAGAAAAAGCCAGAAATCATTATAATTCAATTAGACTTAATAAAAATATGATTAAATTATTTTTTATGAATTATATATTCTATAATTTTAAAAAAGGTCCTAATAAGACAGAACAATTATTTACGATGACTAAAGCATTTGTTCATTTAGTTCCTCAAAATCATTTACAAACGAAATTAGTTGAATTTAAAAATAAGTTTCCAATGAATAGAGAAACTTTTAGAAAATGGGTCTATACAATGTTGTTAATTGTGAATAAAGAAATTTAAATATTTTTCATCAGTTTATTGTTAATAATTAATATATTATTTATTATTAATATGTTATTATTTTGTTTCTTAACATATACAGATATAGAATCTGTTGGTATTTGGAATTCTTTTTTTCAACAAATTCCTACCACAAAATATAAAGTATTTATTCATCCAAAATATAATATATATCCTGATAAATACACATTTCCAGTACATGTTGTACAAAAAAAGGTTCATACTATTTCCAAGTCACATATTAGCATTGTAAGCGCAACTTTACAATTATTAAAAGAAGCATTTAAACAATCTGAAGGAATCGGAACCCATTTTTTCTTTTTAACACAGCACTGTATTCCTTTATATCCATTTTATTTTTATGAAAAAATGCTTTCTAATTTAAATAGATCTTTGGTATCTTGTTTACAATCTATTTCTAAAGAACGATACTTTCAATTACATCCAAACATGCATCAATTTTTAACACATTCTCAATTTGTAAAACAACAACCTAATATGATATTAATAAAAGAAGATGTAGAGTTATTAATCAATCACGATTTTCGACAATATTTTCAAAAAATGACATGTCCTGATGAACATTATTTTATTAATGTTTTGTTATATATTTTTAAACGTAATATTATTAAACAACAAACACATTTTTGTAATTTTAATATTCATCGGACACAAGCACTTAATTTTAATCAAATAGTAGTAGATCAAAATTTTATTAAACAAATACGAGAAAAAGGATTTCTATTTTTACGTAAAGTTTCTATAAAATATCTTCCAAAAGTTATTGAAGAATATATATTAGATTTTTGAAATATATCAAATATATGATCCATTATAATTATTTTTCAGATGAGATAATATCATGAATTTCGAGTAGACGATTGTATTTTTCAATACGTTCTCCGCGACATAATCCTCCAATTTTAACATATTGAGCACCAATTCCAACTGCAATATCAATTATAAAAGCATGATTTGTTTCTCCGGAACGATGAGAAACAATAACTACTTTATCATTATGTAGCATTCTATTAGCACTCATAATAGATTCAGAAATAGTGCCAATTTGATTTACTTTTAATAATAAACTATTTGCCCAGTTATGTTTTAATCCTTCTTCCACGTATGCTATATTTGAACAATATAAATCATCTCCTACAATGTGGATTGGACGATCACGTTTTTGATTTGCTTTACTAAATTGTATCCAATGCTCATAATCTTCTTCGTCAAATGGATCTTCTATACTTCGTATAAAAGGGAATTTATTCAATAAAGTATCATAATATTGAACTAGCTCTTTTCCATTTAAAAATAAATTATCTTCAATTTCATATAATTTTGTAGTTTGATCATAAAATTCACTAGAAGCACAATCAAGAGCTACAAATACATCTTCATTTGGTACAAGTCCTGCATTTTCAATTGAATTTTCTAATAATGTTAATGCTTGTTTATTTGTTTGAATTCCACAAGGAACAAATCCTCCTTCATCGCCTAAATTTGTTGATTCCTTTCCATATTGGACAATTAATGCTTTTTTTAATTGAACAGTCACATCGTATAAAATTTGTATTTGTTTATCAATACTATAGCTTTCTTTTGGAAAAATCATGAATTCTTGAATTTGTAATCCACCCGATCCATGTTTCCCTCCATTTAATACATTTGCTAAAGGAGTTGGAATAAACAATGGTTTTTTATTTTTAGACATTTCTTGAATATATTGAAATTTTTCTACTTGTTTTAAGTTTGAAATAACATCTAACATACAGAATGATAAAGCCGTAGTTGTATTTCCTCCAATATTTGTTTTATTTGATGAATTATCTAATTTAATTACTTGTTGATCAATATTTTCTAAATCATGTAAATTATCTTCCTTTAAAAGTAAATGATTATTTAAATAAGAAACATGATTTATTGCTTTAAGTACCGATTTTCCATTAAATAATTTCTTGTCTTGATCACGCATTTCATAAGCTTCTTTGGAACCACAAGATGCTCCACTTGGACTTGAACCACGACCAATAATTTTATTTTGATCATTTTTACATAAGATTTCGACCGTAGGATTGCCACGACTATCTAATATTTGACGACCAACTAATTGATGATTATTTAAATACACATAATCTAATTCTTGAATATTTAGTTTGAGCAAATGACCAGTAGGAATTTCACATGTTTCAATTGTTTTCTCATCTTTTATTTTTAAATGGACTAACAAAGCCCTGATACTATTTCCGTGAGCAACAATTAAAACATTCTTATGTTGTGCTTTTGGATTAATATAAGTATCAAAATAATTACCAACACGTGCTTTTACCTCACATAAACTTTCACCATCGTTAGGTTTATAATAATAGGAACGTCTTAACTCTTTCACAAAATCTTCGCCCTTTTCTTCTTTAATTTGTGTTTTATTTTGTCCAGTAAATTCTCCATAATGACGTTCATTTAGATCTTTATGTTGTAATGTTATAAGATTTTCGTTATTCATTTCATTTTCAATAATTTCTGCTGTTTGAATGGTTCTTTTTAAATCACTTGTAAAAATATAATCTATATTTAATTTTTTAGCAATTTGAGCAACATTCATTGCTTCTTTTTTTCCGTTTTCATTTAAATCTACATCTGTCCAACCAGTAAATTTATTTTCAAAATTCCATACAGATTGTCCATGGCGCAGTAAGTAAATCATTTTATATATGTTTTAATTTATTTTTTATTTTTGTATTATAAACATATTATCATAAAAATAAAAATTAATGTAGAAAATAAAAAAAATATTTTCTATAATAGTAAGATTAATTTAATATATTATTTTTTTATCTAAGTGAATTTTAAATAATATCATGGATTTAATTAAACAACAATCTTTATTTTTAAATTATGACTGGAAAGAATATTTTAAAAAATATAGCGATTTAGAGAAAAATGGTATCAATACTGAACATAAAGCATTTGAACATTATTTAAAAAAAGGTAGGGAAGAAAAAAGAGAAATTTATCATAAAAAATCAAAGCAATTTGTATTGGAAGAAGTAGATGAAGATCTTTTTAATGATTATCATTGGAAACATTATTTAAATTATTATAATGATCTTTATAAACATGGAATAAAAACTGAGTTTGATGCTTATAATCATTATAAAAATTATGGAAAAAAAGAAAATAGACTTATACACTTACAATCAGCCATTGAATATAATAATTATGAAGAAAAAATTAATGAAGAAAAAGATAAAAAGTTAATGGATTATGAAAAAAATATAAGTAAATTAAAAATTCATATTGATAATAATATTACTGAAGAATTATATAAAAAAAATAACATTTTTTCATGTATGAAATTAAAACTAACTTCTCTATTAGAAAGTAAATATATAATAAGTAATAAATTTCCATTTGGAAGTTTAAGTTTTCCTGAAATTGAAGAAAATATAAATCATTATAAAAATGTAAAAAAATATGTGATTATTTTTCTTATTTCACATGCTACTGAACCCTTACAATTATCAAAAAATATCATTCTTTTTCGTACAAGTTTAAATAAATCACAAAAACAAAGTAATGAATATGTTCTACCTTATGTATGGGAAAAAATAAATAAACAATTCTTTATTTTCAAGAAAACAAAAAAACCAGTGGTTAGTTTTTGCGGTCAAATGAATAAATATCGGGAAAAATTAATTCAACAATTACGGAAAAATAATGCTATTCAATGTAATTTTATTATTCGAGAAAAATACTGGGGAGGAAAACCGAATGATCCTGTGCTTCTAGATGAATTTACTAATAATATAACACATTCACATTTTGTAGTATGCTGCAGAGGCCGAGGAAATTATTCAATGCGGTTTTATCAGACTTTATCAGCAGGTAGAATTCCTATTCTAATAAATACAGATATAGAATTACCTTTTGAAAAGGAAATTGACTGGACATCATTTGTAGTTATAGGAGAAAATGAGGAAGAAGTAATTAAAAAAGTATTAAATTGGTATGAATATAAAAATATTGAAGAAATTCAGAAAAAATGTAAATATATTTATGATCATTTTATTGATAAAGATATTTATTTTAATAAAGTTTTAAATGATATTTCTATGAATAAAATAAAATAAAAATTATAAAAACAATAATAGTCATAATTATAAGAATTATATAAATATATGTTCATATATTATTCATATAATTAAATAGAATGAGGTGTAATAAATATTAAATAAAATTTATACATATTGATTTAATCAAGTAAAGTTGCAGCATCTGGATCATCAATTACATCTTCTTCAAAATCATCCCCTAATAAATTAATATCATCGTCATCAATGATATTTTCTACTTTTTCTTTTAAGGAATGTTTTTTATCTTCAAGTTCATTAGAAACTTTTTCTTTATTTAATGCTTGAAACCATTGTTTAATATTAGCATTTCCATTTTTTTTATTTGTTTGATCCCGAACAATGTCTTCAATAATGGATTCTGGTCGATTCATTACTAATTCAAATATTTGATACACAGGTTTCTGAATTTGGTTCGTTAAATAATAATTATAATCTATTTTTAATTTTTGTTCAGTAATATATTGTGGATGTTCAATTGTATCACCTTGTATTAATTTTGTCGATAAAGGTTTTTTACATTTATCATGATGAATTACTTTATATTTATCTTTACGCATATTATGTTTTACATTACATTTTTTACAATAATAACCAAAGCATGTAGAACAATATTCTAAATTATCTTTTTCCTCATTTTCACGTATTCGACAGAATCTACATATTTTATAACATAATGAGCGATGACTTGATAAATGATGAGGACAAAATAAATTCATACAATTCACGCATTTTGTTTTTTCAGGCTTTATTTTTACTTTACAGATAGTACATAATAAATTACAAGGATCAATATAGCAATAGGGAATACGATCATTTGATTGCGGTTTATTTCCTGGATCACGTTCTCCCATACGGTCTGCTAAAACTTTATGTGCAATTAATGTTGGATTACTGTAATCTGTTTTTACCGTTTTACTAATCACAAGTTGTGAAATATCAACATTTCCTTCCAGTAAATTTTTAATAGAATCTTTGAAAAATATTTTTGATGCTTCAATATCACGTTTATTCAATATAATATCAATAACACCACCATAAATAGTTTTTACAATGGGTGCATTATCACGCCGTTTTAAAACAATACCCATAGACGTTTGTTTATATTTTTCCAGACTAAATTCATATTTATTACCAAAATAACGTTTCTTTGAAAATATGCAAAAAGGCCAAAATGTTTTCTCATATTCAATATTTTGCGGAGCTTTCATATGACTATTAATATGTGCTGCTGCTTCTTCACCAATAATAATGGATTGTTCTAATAAATCTTTCTCATCTAATTTTTTATCCGGAAATCGTTTACGTATTGTATCTGAAAAATTTACAAAAATAGAATCTGTATTTTTTACAATTAACTGACCAATACCAGCTTGAAAATTACCTGTTTCTGTTTCAATATCATATACAAATTGATGTAAATTACTTGTTCTAGTATATTCAATTTCATGAACGTAATTATGCGAAGATGACAATTGTAAATGAAACTTATTTTTATAATTAAAATATTTATTCATCACATCCTTTATATTAATATCTTTTTCAACCGATTTTAATAAATAATATAACGTTTGATAAAATAATTTCGATTTTTGCTTTAATGGTTCATCTTTTTCTAAAAATAATTGTACAAATTGTAGACGCTGTTCGTAAACATTATTTAATATTTCGTAAGGAATCACATCAATCATTCCAATATATAAATCTTCAATAAATAATTTCATATTTACTTTACTCATTTGTTGATATTTTGATGTTGTACTAAATGTTGTAGGAAATCCATATAATAATTCCGTATTCATAGTACATTTTTCAGGTTTAATAATATTCTTATCCTTATCTAATAAAGAATGATCTTCCGTGACATCGACTACTCCTAATGGTGTAAATACACGGTACATTTTTTTCTGTGTTTTATGACGTATAACACGATTAATTTTTGACCATCCATTTGAAGTCCATATTAAATAGTCAGCATATGTTTGTTGTTTTTCATAACGATTTGAATCAAACGGTTTGAATTCTTCATATTGAACCCATTCATTATTTAAATCTTGAATCGTTGAAAAACAAATATGTCCGTTTTTCATTAACATCAAAGGGGTATCGCCTGATACAGAATCACCATACGTTAATTTAGAACCTTCAAATTTATCTAATGTTAAATCACGTGCTGTAATTACCATACGACGACCAGTTGCTGTAGTTGAAGCAGCCAATTCTTTATAACAAATAGGACTGGTGGTTGCTCCTACTTGTCCATACAAAGAATTACAAGTCACCTTATAAGCTAACTGTAAACCATCTAATACACTAATTTGAAATTCATTATTTGTAATTTCTGTTTTCACAATCGATTCTTTAGGTACTTCCTTCACTCCTAATTCTAAATTATTAATTTCCACGGTACCATCTTCTTTTTCTTCATATAATCCTTGATAATTACTTCCGTCTTCAAAATAAACTGTTTTATATTTCATAATTTTTCGGGTATCTTTACGCGCTTTCAATAATTTACGTAAAATACGTGGCAATACTGATTTTTCTCCATTATCTAATTCCGCAAAACGACACATTTTATATCCTACTTTTTTTTTATCATCACCTACACCTTCAAATGTATCATATTCAATATCAATGTAATGATACCCTTCTAAATCTTGATATTGATAATCAATTGTATCATTAATTAATTCATAACTATCGGGATCATTTTTTGATTTTTTGGGGGTCAATACATATTCTTTGAATCCTAATATGGAATCATGAGAGATATTTTCCGCAATCATCGAAGAAGGATACAGTGAATTATAATCCATCACTACAACAGGCTCAAAATAGACACCTGGGTTAGGAACGAATACGATTGCTCCTTCATAAGAACCTTTATCAATATCATCGGGAGACATATCTTTAATAATAAAGTTCTCATCATTACAAAATTTAACCACTAAGGAGAAAATTTTAATTCCTTGACCACGTGTAAATAAATAGGAAAATGGCACAATACAAACATTCGCCATACCTAAATTATTGGTGACAATTTGTAGTTTATTCATTAGTTCATTGACTAATGAACAATCCTTTACACAATATACAGCAATTTCTTTAATCTTATCTGAAGTACCTTCACGATAATTTTTAAATAATTCTTTGGGACTTAAATCGACTTTTTGCTGTTTCATGAATGTTTTGGCAACATTATCTAATTTATAGGAATCTAATTTATGGTCTCGTTGAACAACTTTTAGTAAATCAATTTGAACAATCCCTTCAATATCAATGAATTTCAATATATTTTGACCTAACGCACTGGATGATAAATCTTGTACTGTTAATTCATGTTTATGTTTTTCACTAATTTTAATTCGATTTAATTTACGAAATAAGATATGTAAACAGTTACATAATTTAGCACGTTCATAAATATATTCCCAATCAAAACCCCAGATATTATATCCGGTCATGATATCAGGATCAATTTTTTCAATAAACTGCGCCCATCCAATAATAAGATCTCGTTCATTATCATAAGATTCTACATCTACTCCTTCAATTGGATCACAGTCTTTTAATGTACATATGTATTGATAGACACATTTATTTGTACCATATTCATAAACAGTTGTTCCAATTTGAATCATTTCATCTTCTTTACGCGTGGCTTTCGGAAAACTGCCATCAGAACTTGTACACTCTATATCAAAAGACGCAATCAAGTATTTTGCAATATCTTTAATGTTAGAACGTTGAACTTTATCATAAGTACATTGAATTTCAATCTGACATCTTGTTTCTTTTTCATGTTTGACAAAAGAATATTGTTTCGCATGAATCATACACCATCCAGCGGGTTCAATATTTTGCGTATGATAAAATCGTAATAATGGATTCACCTTTGTTTCGTAAATTCTTTTTGAAAAATCAAATTCTTCTTGAAGACGTTTAATGTAAATTTTTTTCTCTTTGAGTACGCGTAAAAAAGAATAATAACATGACTGATTTTTGAAATTAAAATAACCATATTTAAATAATTTATTATTCGTAAATCCATAAAATTCTTTTTTTTCGACTACTTTAAATTCACCCAGACCTTCTTGTGCGTATTCAGGAATTTCTTTCATAATTTCATTTTTTAACGATTTTAATTTGCGATCATCCCATGTTTCAGGTATTTTAATGTAAAAATGGGGTTGAAAATGATTCACGCGAATACTAATAGAATTTCCATTATTTGTAATTCCATAGCCTTGAATAACAAGTCGTTTTACTTTTTTTTTATAATTATTTTCATCATCATCTTCTTCGTCTTCATTTTCTTCATCATGTACATAGACATCATATGATTTCCAATCACATATCTGAAAAATTAAATCTTGTTTATTATTTTTTATAAAATCATTATTACGAATCATAATATAATATTATGATATATTTTAGGGTGCAGTGGTTTTAAATCATTTTTTAAAATTTTACTAATAAAAAAATATATAATCTATTAAATATATAAATTCATGTATTATAATAAAAATTTATAGTAATTGATACTAAAAGTTATTAATGCATTATTTGAAAGCACTAAAGTTTCCTTGAAGTTAATAATGTGTAAAATATGTAGAATTTAATAATTCAACATAATCCCATTAAATAAAGGGCCTGTATTTTGTTGTTGCTTTAATTACTCTATCTCCATATGAACCAGGTACACCTCTTGAAGTAATAATATTTGATTTTTCAGTACTCATTATCAAAAATTTATATTTTAACTTCAATTCATTAAATACTAATGTTTAATACTAAAATAATAGTTAAATTTTTTTGTGTCAATTTTTTTATTACTTAAAATAAAAGCTTTATATTACATATTATGAGCAATATAATTTGTGGTTTACATAATAGAGGAAATACATGTTTTTTAAATACATGTATTCAATTATTAATCAACGTAGATGAACTTTCACATTACATTATTTCTAACGATTATTTAGTTGATTTAAATAATAATTTTAAAGAAAAAAATTTAAAGAAAACCAAAGATATTAACATTACCTATTATTATGCAGAATTAGTGAAAGAAATGTTAAATTCAAAGCAAAAAGTCGTAGATCCTTCACACTTTCACCAACATGTCCAGAAAATTGATGATACATTTTCAGGATTTGGGCAACAAGATACTCAAGAAATTATGATTTTATTATTGGATTTATTGAATGATGGTGTATCTTATGAAATTGAAATGAATTATAAGGGAGTTATTGAAAATGAACATGATAAAATTATGGTAGAATCTATTAAATATTTTAAGAAAACGTTACGTAATAAATATTCTATAGTTGTCGATCTTTTTCATGGAATGTTTGTAAATATGGTATTTCATAAAAAAAATAATAAAGTTTTATCGAAAACATTCGAATGTTTTAATATGTTGACATTATCTTTACAAGAAGGATCAATCTATGATATGTTGGATCATTTTTTTGTGAATGAAAATTTAGAAGAACCTTATATTGATGATAAAACAAAGCGAAAATATGAAGCATCACGGCAAATTAAGCTTATTAATGCACCTAAATATTTGATTATTGTAGTGAAAAAATATAACGATAATCGTCGAAAAATTAATCAAAGTATTGAAATTCCAGAGAATAATTTAAATATGACTAAATATTGCCTAGGATATGATAGCTTTGAATGTTTCTACGATTTAGTAAGTGTAGGATGTCACGTGGGTAATTTGAATTTTGGCCATTATTATTCGATTGTATTGAAAGATAAACAATGGATGGAGATTAATGATGGTTCTATTTCTCAAATTGATCATTCCAAGCAAAAAAATATTATTGAGAATAATGGTTATATTTATGTTTATAAGAAAAAAACATAAATATAAAAAAAAAATCATTATACATAAACTTTATGAATGAAAAAAATTTTCAATAAATTAAAAAGATTTCAATAAAATAAAAAATATATAAATAATATATGGATAGAAAAAATTTTAATAAAAGTTTTTTTGAAAATAAATTATCTTCTAATGGAAATAGCCGTTCCAACTCATCTTTTTCAATAGGTAAATTCTTATTGGTTTTATTTATTATTTTGATTATTTTAATTATTATTTATGTCATATTATGCTTAATCAAATATTATCAAACAAGCTGTTATAAAAAAAAAGATTTCTTTACCTATTTATTTGATTTTAATGACAATAATGTATGTTTAATGGATAGAGCACCCTATACTCCTCCACCTAAAAGAGATGCACCCGTTATCAGTAAACCAGTAGTATTAAAGGAAAAAAAACCTTCCGAACTATCTGAATTATTAGGAAAAAAAGAAGTATTCCATATTGGAAATCAAGATTATACATATGATCAAAGCCGTTGTAAATGTAGTTCTTATGGAGCTAGACTGGCAACGGTGAATGAAATGAAACAGGCATACAATAAGGGTGCAAATTGGTGTTCTTATGGGTGGACAGAAGGCCAAAACGCGTATTATCCAGTACAAAAATGTTATCATCAATCATTAAAAGATAAACATAAGGCAAAAATGAGTCATCTTATGGGAGGAGAACAAAAAGAAGGAGATTTTTTAGAAAATTCTGATCAATATTGTGGAAAACCTGGTTTAAATGGTGGATTTTTCGCCAACCCTGAATTGAAATTTGGTGCTAATTGCTATGGTGTTAAACCAAAAGGAGACGTGGTTAAATTAAAAGATCCAGTATGCGATAAAGAAAAGAATTTCTGTGATTTAAAGAGTAACTTCCAAGCATCTCATCGCCTAGAAACTGATGATATAACAGCTTTCAATAATGATTCTTGGAATATGAATTAAATATCAGGAAGGATTATAGTTTCTATTTTTATTAAATAAAAACATTTTATTATCTTTTATGAAATAAAATATCTACCTTAATTATAATGAATTATATATTAATTATTATTATTGTATTAATCATTGCTTTCTGGTTTTTAAATGATTTACTCACTTTTTTTGAATATTTTAATTCTGGTGTTTGTGTGACATCCACAGGAGAGTATGGAAATTATTATGATGATACGTGTCACCCTTTTGCTACATCAACAGCACCATCAAATAAAGCTATTTATACTGCTTCCGATAATGGAACTGGAACATGGAGTAATGTTGGCAGTACTAGTGCTGATACTAGTTCTGAAGATGGTCCAGCAGAAGAAGAATCACCTGGTGCTGATGTTACACCATTAGGTCAAACAGAAAGTGGTGATTGTATCAATAAAGCAGATGTTGGAAAGGTTTGTAGTGCTCGCAATGGCGGAGCTTATAATTATGGTATAAAAACAATGGAAAACTGCACAGGAGATAACGAAGGTAAGGTAAAAGTGACATGTGAATTAGATAATTTTAATTCTATTCAATATAATGACATAATTAGTGCCACTCCATGCTTAGATAAATCAATTAATTTTAATGATGCGTGTCGTGTTTATCAACCCAAAGATAGTGACCTTAGGGGTCAAGGATATAACATAAATAGTATTGGATCCAAGAAAATATTATATGATAAATTTGGGGATTGTTATAATTCCAATGGAGACCCAGATTATAATAAAGCACGTGGTTTATGTAGTTATAATTATTTAAGCGATGTTTCAAAAATTACTCCAGCATTAAATAATCTTGATTATAATGATTATACGAATTGTAAACCTATGAATTCGGATTTCCAAGAAGAATGTAAAACCATATTAGGTATTGATAAAGAGGATGTATTTGCTTATATAGATGGATATGATTGTTTACCTGGATTTGGAAGAGCAAAATGTATTAATAATAAAAAAAAACTACAAGTAAGCAAAAGTGAACAACAATTTTTGGCAAATGCCAGAAATGAATTTTATTAGAGTTTTTTTCTATCCATTTGAACTAGTTTATAGTAGTATAAACTATTTTGACAATTTATTAACAAATTTTCTTTTTTATTAACAAAAATTAAAAATATGATACATTTTCTACTTAAAAAAAATGCCCCATTTAATACTAGCATGCATTATGAATATTGAATTTAAAGAAACTTCTGTAATTGATGAAAAATCAATTTCATTAACTAAAAAAACACTTACTAAGGCTTCCTCTAAAATAAAAAAAAAAGGCTCATTATCAACACCTGATGAATTATTAAATCAAATGAACGATAGTTTTCATTGTTTACGTCGAAATGATAATAGTAATGATGAAGATAACAATAATGAAGACAACAATAATGAAGACAGCAATAATGATGACGGAAAAAATGATGATGAGAATGTTTCTGATTTAGATCAGGCAATGATTAATTATATAAATTTTTTCAATAATAAAGAACAATCAAAAATACCCACACCAACTCCATTTATTGTTTCCACGCGATCAGCAATGTGTAAAATGGAACATGTATCTTGCTTAGATTTATCTAAGATTGTTTCCTTTATTAGTTATAACATTATTTCAAATATTATTTTTAAAAAAGATCTGAATTATTTAATACGTGGAATTAGTATTGAAAATATTATTTTACGCTTTGATGAAAGTTATTTAAAAAAATATAAAAAACCCTATATAAAATTTTTTGGAAATATTATTGATCCAACAAACCAAGAAGACTGTTTATTGATGTTTAATAATTTACATTTACTGGAAACCAATTCTTTAAAAAAACAAGGAAGACAAAAAAATAAGAAAGACAATGGTGATTTTTATAATAGTTGCTCTATTATCGTGAAACCATCTTTAGATGTAAAATGTGTAAATATAAAGTTATTTAATAATGGAAATATTACCTTAACTGGATCAAAAGGGGAATTAGATGGATTTAATTCATGTACTGTTTTACTGAATGAAATGAAAAAACGTAAGGAAATTTTTCCCGATACAATTCCTTCTTTAATTGATCAATCTAAAATTATAGGATATAGAATTACTATGATTAATAGTGATTTTAATACAAATTTTAAAATTGATCTAAATAAGTTGCTTGATATTTTAAATAACTTAGAAGATAATTTATTTATTAAATTTAATCCGGAAAAATATAGGGGACTAATTATAGGATTTTATTGGAATGAAAAAAATAAAGAACAACTTGGCATATGTCATTGTTCTGACAAATGTAAAGGAAAAGGAAATGGAAAAGGAGAAGGACAATGTAAAAAAATTACCATATCTATTTTTAAAAGTGGTTCCATCATTATTACGGGAGGATTTTTAATAAAACAAGTGGAAGATGCCTACTCATTTATTAATAATTTATTAAAGAAATTTTACCATGATATCATTAAACTATCTATTTTAGATTTTATAGAAGAAAGTGAAGATTAAATAGAAAATACATCAATATATAATTCATTTTTATTTACTTATTTTTATTTACTTATTTTTATTTACTTATTTTTATTTACTTATTTTTATTTACTTATTTTTTATTTACTTATTTTTTATTTATTCATTTTTTTTATAATATATATAAAAAAAATGATTTTTTATATCGTTAAATCAGGATTAAATTATTCTCATCATTATTATACAATAATATATCATAAAAATGAGTAAGCCAACTAAATATACAATTAGTATTAGTTATATATCCATTATTACTGGTGATAATATTTATCAAAAAAAACGAGATTTTTTACTTCAATTTTGGAAAAAAACAGATCCCGAGGATTTTAAAACGTATTGTGAATTAACAAAGTTTCAAATTAAAAATGAATTTGAAAAAATTCAGGAAATTTCAAAGAAAAATAATATTAATGTTCAAAGTGAATTAACGAAGTGTATTCAGTCTAAAAATATTGAAGATTTAACTCAAAAAAAAGAAAAAATACTAGAAAAAGTGAAAGATTTATCAAAAGAAGATCAAAAAAAAATCACTGATTCTATCTTAAATGTGTCAAATACTCATTTTGGAATCAAAAATGAAACAAATGTGCTCAAAGTTTATCAAACATGCACCAATACCAATATTGTGAAAGATGATAAATATAAAACAAAGCAAGTTTATGAAAGTGCGGACTATAAAATTCTATTAGGAGGTAAAATTGATGGTATTAATGTTGAAGATGGAACAATTATTGAAATTAAAAATCGTATGAAGCGTTTATTTCATGAATTACGTTCTTATGAAAAAGTTCAATTAATGTGTTATCTACATATTTTTGAAGCTTCTAAAGGACACTTAGTAGAGGCATTGAAAAAAGAAAAGAATATTGATATTAATATTATTGAATGTTCCTATGATAAAGAATACATGGATTCTATTCTTATTGATATTAAACAGTTCATAGATTTTTATCGTTTATTTATGACGAATCATAAAATGAAATTAAATCTTATTCAGAATGAAGATGAGGATATTGAGTTTTACACATAATTTTTCTATTTTATAATATTTATTCTATAATATTTATTTTATAATTTTTCTATTTTATAATAATTATTCTATAATATTTATTTTATAATTTTTATTTTATAATTTTTATTTTATAATTTTTATTTTATAATTTTTATTTTATAATTTTTATTTTATAATTTTTTAATCAAGAAATTATAATTTTTTATATTTTCATAATTAATTATTTTAATGCGTTTAATTTACAAGATTTCACTACTTAAAGATGTCGTATTACTATAAAATATATAAACGCGAAATCATGGGTGAAAAAATCATGGAATTAAAAACCGTGCAAACGGGTGCCTTTAAGACAATGACGGAAGCATTGAAAGAAATTTTGACGGATGCTAACATTGAATTTTCTGACGATGCAATGAAAATTGTCACAATGGACCCTACGCAAACTATTTTAGTTCATTTAAAACTAGAAAAAGATAACTTTGAATCTTATTTTTGTAAACATAAAATTTGTATTGGTATTAACATGTTAAACTTTTTTAAATTAATTCGTGTATTAACAAATAATGACGCATTGACATTATTTATTGATGCTGAAAATACAAACTTATTGGGAATTCGTATTGAAAATGGTGAAAAGAACAGTTTATCTAATTATTATTTAAATTTAATTGAAGTAGATGAAACATCTTATCAAATTCCTCCTGCGCAATTTGAGTCAATCATTACCATGCCTAGTAATGAATTTAACAAAATTTGCCGTGATATGATTAATTTATCTGATATTATTGAAATCAAGAGTGTGGGAAGTCAATTAATTTTTTCATGTAAAGGTGAATTTGCTTCTCAAGAAACAATCATTGGTGAAACATCCAATGGTCTTACTTTTGTAAAATCAAGCGATGAAGATAATATTATTCAAGGATATTATAATTTAAAACATCTGACATTATTTGCTAAATGTACTAATTTATGTAATTCCATTGAAATGTATATGAAAAATAATTTTCCTATTGTAATTAAATTTACGGTTGGATCTTTGGGTTGCTTAAAACTTGCCTTAGCTCCAAAGGTAGAAATGGAATAATTATTTTTCATAAGCATGCATGGATAATACAATAAATGTCACTAAAACAACAACTAACATAAAACTATCACTTATATAACGAAAAACTTTATCTTCTTTCTTCATTCTATTTTTAACCGTATAATAAATAGAATATACAATTAGTGTAATCAGGTATAAATTCGATAATAAAAATAATATTTGACAAACCACGCTATTTTGACATTTTTCTGCTAATAAAATAGAAGAAGCAAATAAAATAACTAGTAAAATTAAATAAGGAAAAAATTGTTTATTAGAAAATATCATAGAATCATAATCAGACATTCTTATAATAGTGAAATAGAAATTTTTATTTTTTTATTTTTTATTTTTTTGAATTATTAGAATTAACTATTTAATAATTCATTGTAAAAAAATTAAAACTTTTCAATCGAGACTTTTTCTAATTCTTGAAAAGTATGTTTATTTTTTATTTTTATTTTATTTTTTCTACCTTTTTTATTTTTAGAAGATGAATCTTCTTGAATTTCAGATATATCATTCGTAGTTATTTGATGTGGATTTTCTAAATTTTCTGAATTTTGTATATTATTGATATTATTTGTACTATCTATATTATCTTCCTCTTTTTGAACAATATTATTTTCTTTTTCGTTATCATTATCATGAGATATATTAGATTTTTCATGAACATCTTCTTCTTTTTTAGGTATATTATCTTCAGGTATAATAGTTTCTATTATCTTATTTGGTGATTCTTCATTTACTTTAGATACTTCTTGTTCACTTGTTTGAATAGAATGATCATCTTGAATTTCTACATCTAATTTATTTTCTTCAAAATGTTCACTTTCTTCACCTAAATTTATAGAAACATCATGAATAGCATTATTGTTATCTTTATTTTCATTTAATTCTTGATTATTGATTATCGTTTTTTCAATTTCTGAAAAAATTAATGGGGTAGTATCTATTATTTCGAAAGATTCAGAATTAATTTTATTAGTATTTTGTTCATTACTTTTGTTCTCAATATTTAGATTTAATTCTTCTTTCTTCTCTGGATTTTCTTCTCCAAAGTTTTCAGGTAATTTTTCTAAAAATAATACTAAATTTAGCAAGTTTGTTTTTTCTTCTATACTATCCACAAATGGATATAGAATCCTTGTATAATCTTCAAAAAATAAATAAATAAATGTAAAAAATACACGAATATTATTTAGTAAATAACGAATCATTTTACTATATAATACAATTTATTTTTTAAATTAAAAAATAAATTTTCATGTAATTTGAAATTATTTGTGATAATTATAAATATTTATATAATTATATATAGATATATAAATATATTCATATATTCAATTTTTTATTTATTTTCTTTATGTTCCAGAAAAAATAAATCATCCACTTGAATAAAATCTAAATCATTTCGTATACATTTTTTATTAATATGTTTATAATCACTATTCCATATTTTAAAGATATTATTGTTTACTTTAGGACTAATTGATAATCCATTAATCAAAAGCTCATTTTTTGTTGTATCAGTAATTTGATCTATACATAAATAATAGACAATTTTTTTCCAAAATACTTCCGAATCTTTTTTTGTAATTCTCATTGACCAATATCCGCCATTTTTATTCTTAGGATCTTCATAAATAGGTTTAATATTTTCTTTCATTAAAAAGAACATCCCACAATTAATATTATTAATTTGTTTTAACATAAATAAAACATCATGATAGCTATTTAAATCTAGAATTTTTTCATAACTATCGACACCCCAATTGTCATCATTACTTTTATGAAACCACAACACCCATTTATGTTTTAAATTAAAATTAGAGACACTTTCTTCTGACATTTGACTTTTTTACTCTACATAATTATAATACTTTTTTTTTAAATTAAAAATTATATTCATGAAATAAAATTTTATAATTATTTGCCATAATTAATCGGCACAAAATTACATAGTGTCATATGAATATCACTAAGCTTTTTCATTTGCACTTGTTTTTCTGGCGAAATTTTATTTTTTACTACTTTTTGTTGATTAGTATGTGTAAAAACATCTCGTAAACAAATACTACAAACTGGATTATCATACGTAGAATATTCTAACCACTCTTGATAACATTCTTTATGAAACACATGTTTACATTTTAAATAAATTAATTCATTCGGTTGAAATTCTTTTTGATAACATACAAAGCATCCTTCTTCAAATAATTCATGATTAATTGGTTTATGTGCTTCGCAACAAAATAGTTCATTAGTAGCAGTTTTCGTTCTGCATTTTTTATTATTTTTATTATAAGCAATGCAGCGATTCATCCTTTCAATATTTTTTATAAAACTATCTTTAAATCTATTTATATATTTACATAGCAAAATGAGCACTATTTAAATAATTTTAAAAAAATGATATAAAAATATGATGATTATTAAAATTTAGATCAATAAGATATATATAATATAACTTATATTAATTATAATAGTCAAATATCATATGAACTAATAAGCAACAATATTTTTTTATTATGGTAAAAAATTGTTTAAAAAATAAAAATAAAAATAAAAATAAAAATAAAAATAAAAGTATGCCTAAAAAATCAGTTTCATGGTCTAAAAAAATTAAAGAAGAGAAATTTATACCATCTAGAGCATGCTATTTAGAAGAAGAGAGTGATGATAATGAATGTTGTTGTCATAGTTTATTATCTTTACAATTTTATTCTTATCAAAAAGAAAAAATTGACCAACTATTTCAGTCTTCCTCATCTTTTTTAAATAATGATGATGAAAATAATAAATTAAATAATAAATTAAATAATAAATTAAATAATTCAATATTAACAAGAAAATCAGAATCTTACGATACACTACCTGATTTATTAAATTTTAATGAGGAAAATATGAGTAGTGCATTACCAATAAATAATTCATTAAATTATTTTGATACATTTTATCATCAAAATTACATGAATAATGAGTTAAATTATGTTGGTCTTGAAATTTAATTTATAAACCTTCAACATATAATGATTGAATAGAGACTACATCTCGAATAAGTTTTTCTTCATAATTTTCAATCACTTGAAGTAATTCATATTTTTTCAAATAATTACAAATATCTCTGAAATTCATCATTAAATTTGATATACGTAACATCGTTTTTATAAAATTACCATCATATACATTTGTATGATGATAAACTTCTTGAATCGATTTTCCTTGCGCCCATATATAGACGGGTTCAATATAATCTAAATATAATTTGAAATCACTTTGAATATAAATTCCATATTCATCTTCTTTTTGGTAATAAGATTCAGCAATTTGATCAACATATTGGATTCTATTTCGTAATTTAGAGGAAACTTGTAGATCACTAATGTATTTATCATCTCCAGAAGGATCTCGTTCATTAAGAAAACAAGTAATTAATCCGATAATTTCTTCAAAATTTAAATCCTCAAATAGATTATCATAAATTGCTTGTCCTAATGTTAATTCATTCACTTCACATATACTACTGGCAATAATTCCTTTGGTGGTAATTGTATTATTTTCCATAAATCCTGTATCTTCTAATAATTTTTTCATTTGAATCATGCTATCTTGAAGGCCATGAGTACAATACCACACATTATTTTCTATTTTTTTTAATTCATTGTTTTTTTCTTGATATAATTTAAACTTTTTTTGAACATTATTAAAATTAGGAATGGAGTCTTGAATTTCTTTTATTTTTTTTTCATTTTTCTTACGGTCTTTTTGACTTAATACAAATAATGTGTCTGTGATCTTAGATTGACATTGTTCCATTTCTTGTAGCTTAGCTAGTAATTCTTCTTCTTGATGAAATAAATGTTCTTTTTCTTGCATAAGCTTGGCATATTGAATTTCTTCACTATTTTTTAATTTCTGATTTTCTAAATCAATTAATGTATCTTGAATATAATTTTCCACATTAAATGCATGATTATAAATCGTTTTTAATACAAATTGATAGGATAATTCAAATTTAGATTTTAAAGATGGACTTTTTCCACACATAATTAATTTTAAAGCATCATAACTCATTAAATCAAATGTTGGCATAATAATAACAGTACCAAATTTATCTAACCCTCTTCGTCCCGCGCGACCACTCATTTGATTATATTCATCTGGGCGCAATGAACGTAATCCTTTATTTACAAATTTTTCCAATTCACTAAAAATAACTGTTTTAGTAGGCATATTTACACCAATCGCAAAAGTTTCCGTAGCAAATAAAATTTTAATTAATCCTTTCGAAAAAAGAATTTCCACAATTTCTTTTAAAATAGGAACCATTCCCGAATGATGATAAGCCACTCCTTTTTGAATTTGTTTATACACATCTTGATATTGATTTAATTTTTCATAATTCTCTTTATACTTTAACATTTTTGAATTAAAAATACGTAAAATTTCGGATATTTCTTCGTGATTAATTAAATTTTTGTTTACGTTATGGCACATTTCTTCGCATTTTTTCCGAGAAAAACGAAAAAAAAGTGCCGGTAATTGATTATCTGAAACTAAATAATCTAAGAGTGAATTCATCACTTTATTTGGATCATATTTGGTATATTTTTGTTTAATTATATCGTAATTTTTAAAATTACCATCATTATCACAAATTTGAATCTTTTCCCATCTTACTCGTGGTTTTCCTTGTTCATCTTTATAATGTTTATCTTTCCAAAAATAATGTTTCAATGGAACAACTCGATGAGATGTTTTAATTAAATTAATTTTTTTCTGTTTAATATTACCAATCCAAGAACAAAATTGTTCTGCTTTATCAATCGTTGCTGAAAGCATGATCAATGATATTTCAGGACGTAACATCACAATTACTTCTTCCCATACACGTCCGCGATCGGGATCATTAATATAATGTACCTCGTCAAAAACAACTACACCTACATCATTTATATTGATAAAACTTTGGACTAATTCCAGACCATCTAATTGTTTTTCTTTATATAAAATATTACGTAAAATTTCTGTAGTCATAATCATAATTTGTGCATCGGGATTTACTTTTATATCTCCGGTCATAATACCAATAGTTGATAATCCAGAAAATAATTTGATAAATTCATCGTATTTTTGATTGGATAATGATTTCGTCGGGGATGTATAAATTACTTTTTTATTATTTTTAATGGCATATGCGATGCCGTAAATAGCTAATACTGTTTTTCCGGAACCTGTATGAGCAGTAATAAGCACATTTTCATTATTTTGAATGGCATATATTCCCGCTTCCTGAAAATTATCTAAAGTATAGGGAAACTCGTAACATCTTTCGTCTTGGGATAAAGTTTGAATTTCATTGTTAGGTTCAAATATTTTTAAGAATTCGCTTTCTTTATACATATTTTATTATATGAATTTTTACTTAATTAATATTAACTTATAGACTCTTATTTAAGTGGAATTAAAATCATTTTTCAATATTTTTTTAAATAATTATTTTAAATGTGCAAAGGTGTAAATAGAAAATATTTAAAATAATACTATTATTATTTACTAATTAAAAAAATTTACTAACATGAGTGAATCAAAAGAAAAAAATACAGAGAAAAATACAGAGAAAAATACAGAGAAAAATACAGAGAAAAATACAAATAAAATATGCAAATTTTATGTGAAAGGTAAATGCACTACGGAAAATTGTTCTTTTCTACATCAAGATAATATTTGTAAATATTACTTTCTCGAAGGTAAATGTAAATTTCAAGAAAAATGTAAATTTTCTCATGAATTCACAATGGTTAAAGCAAATAAAAAGAAAAAACATATTAAAAATACAGAAAATTTTACCCCTAGCCATGAAAAATCACACATGAATATTATGATTGGAAATGGAAACCAAGAATTTTATGAAAATGTTGTTAAAACAAATGATGTAATTTTAGTAAATCAATTTATGAAACAAGATAATCCCAATGAATTTTATGAAAAACTTTTAAATGAAGTGAAAGAAAGTGGATTGAATGATAAAGAATTATGGAAACTTTGGCATGGTAATACACATTTTATTGTCGATGATCATTTAGATTGGAAAAAAAAAGTACCCACTTTTCAATTGATCAATGAAAAGATTGAAAAATATTTTAAATTTAAAACTCAAAGTACACGATTTAATTTTTATAAAGATAGTAGTGATTGGAAACCATTTCACCATGACGCAGCAGCAATTAAACCACATATTGCTGCGAAGCAAAATATGACTATTGCTTTGAGTCTGGGAATGACACGTCAAGCAGCTTTCGAATTTAATGATAATAAATGTGTTGTATCAATGCCATTGGAAGATAACAGCATTTATGCATTTGCTCGTGATGTAAATATTAACTGGAAACATGGAATTCCTCAAGTTCATCCCAACCAATATAAAAATGAAGGTCGTATTTCTATTATATTATGGGGGTGGTGTGATCAATTTGAAGATTAATCAATATGATAATAATAATCCGCTTATAACAATCTTGGTAAATTATTTACAAGAACATGAATATTTATTTACCATTGGTTGTGGACCATGATTACTATGGAAATTTAAAGTAGGATATGAGTAGATTGGTGTTAATGGCGGCCATCCTAAATTTGTGTAACCAGCATTATGACCATTAAAGGGATATTCCCACTGTAATAATTTGCGGGTAAGTAAATTTTGATCATTTACTAGATTTTTTGAACCTAATAATTGTAAGGGAGCAAACTGTGTATTAAATTGAGACTTATCAAACCCTCGATTATTATTAATAAATCCTTCTTTAATATTCTCTTTTATTTGTATTGGTTTACTTTGGATCATATATACATATAATAAAATAATTACAATAATTAAAATTATAAAATACATATAATTTGAAAGTTGTAACATATAAATTATTATGATATAATTATATTCAATTATTTAATATAATTATAATTTAAAATAAAGTATTATATTTTTCTGCTATCTTATAGTTTAATTTTTAATTTATTTAATAATTGGTTATATTCATTTTTATGTATTGAATCAGCTATTTGAATTGGTTTTTGTTTTTTACTATTTCCTTCATAAACACTTGTATCTTTTATTTTTTTATTAAATCTTTCTTTACTTAAATTTTCTAATTCAATGTGATTATTAAATTTTTTAATAATGCGCATGATCACTTCATTATATTTTTCACTTTTATTCATTAAATCATTATAATCAAATAAAAATATATTTGGTTTTTTTGATTTTTCCATAAATTTTAAAGATTCAATACATTTTGAAAGTGATTCATTTAACATAGATAAAGGAAGTTCTCGTTTGACTACCCAACTTTTATAAATTTCATCATAAGATTTTAACACAATAAATATAGGAACTGATAATGATGACGTTTTTTTAGAAATATTTTCAATTTCGTACACATAAGCCGGTGTTTTATCAGTAAAATATGGACTATATTTGACTAATTTTTGGTACATACAGTCTCCACGATATCCTTTATTCTTAGCAATATATTCATAAACTTGAGGATAAGTCATTTTTTTTATCTTCGATAAATAATCATCTGGTAATCCAAAATATTTGGAATTTTTTTTTAACCAAACGTTAAAAGGAGATACAGTATGAAAATTTTCTAACGAATTTAATAATATACCACATTCAAATCCGGACATAATTTTAGAATGCGAATTTATGACTTCATTTAAGTAGGTTGTACCCGAATGTTGCATTCCTGCAACTATAGCAACTAATTTATTAGACATGTATTCTTTAAAAATATAAAATATTTTTAATTAATAAATTATTTCTAATTTATTTCTAATTTATTTTTATTTATTTTTATTTATTTTTATTTATTTTTACTTATTTTTACTTATTTTTATATATTTTATTTAGTGTAATTTTATTTTATGATCGATAATTTCTAGAAAATGAATATTCGATTTATCATTATAATTTTGACGAAATGCTGCCGACATACCCGTATCTATACATAAAATATGACTATTATACTTCACTTTTATGCCATTTGTTTGAGGTGTATGTCCTAAAACCATATATTTAGCATTGTATAAAGATAATACTTGTTTAATTTCATTTAAAATATAGTGTGATTCGCAATTATCCTCCGAGTAATTACGATTCCATAAAATACTATTTTCATTTACAAATAAGTCTTGGAATTCTTTTGAAGAAAGTGCTATTTTATTACCGTAAAGAGTTGAACGCATCAATTCATTAATTTGTGAAATACTATATTTTGAAGCAATGGAATATTTAATTCCACCATGACAAAATAAAAAATCATTTATTTTGATAATTGGATTCCAACCACTTGCTAAATATTTACAAAAATCATTTCCTACTTCAAAATATTCTTTACGGCCTTGAAATGTATTAAAATGCTGCATACCTTTTGGAGAAACATAATCAAAATTTCCCATAATATTCATTAATTCGTGATTCCCAATGACTGGATGAAACCCTCCATTATGTAAATACGCTTCTATTTGGAGTTTTAAAATCAAACCAATAATTAAAAATTCTGAATCTTCGTCACTTTGATAGTGAAAACGTGCTTTTCTATCTAATATGTCACCTACCTGAACAACATGTGTATCTTTCGCGATCCAATTATTTTTAGCATTAATAATTTTTGCTTTACGTAATACTTGAATAAAAGCATTATAATCTCCATGAATATCACCAAAAGCAACTAATCTTTTATTTCCTATTTGGTATATACCTTGCTGATAATATTTAAATATTTTATCATACTCTTCTTGACGCAACATATATATATAAAAGATACTTTTATTTTTCTAAATATTATAAATTAATTATAAAAATTATAAAATATATAATTTTACCGTATATTTTACGTATCAGAATTATGATTACATTGTACATAACTTAATTTTTCATCAATCACATATAAGTTAATATTACAATAGTGGCAATAATTATCTTGTTGATTAAATGTAAGTGGATGATAACGATATAAAATATGTTCTTGAAAAAAGGATACTCTAAATAATTGCTGACATTTTTTATTTATAAATGGAATATTTTCGATTAAATCATAATTAGGTAAAAAATATAAAATCTCAAATATAAGTTCAATAGGAAGTTTCAATAACATAACATGTATGTATATTATGAATATTATATATATTATATATATATATATATAATATGTTATATGTATTAAATAAAATAAAGGTTTTTATTTATAAAGTTTCAATTAAAAATATTATTTTTAATTAAAAAGTATTTTCTTAATTAATGGGTAAAAATACCACGTTCCTATAATTAGGAAGTAATGGCTAGATATAAAATCTAACATAGATCGTATCTGTCGCATATGATTACAAAATAAAAAGTCAGCTTGAAACCATGAATAACATTGATATTGAATATAGTACTTATCCAATATTGTATAACTGAAATTATAGACTAAAACAATGAGTCCAATACCAATAACATGGGATATAAATGATAATATATTTTTTAAAAAACTATGTTCAGTTGCCATGATTTAATAAAAAACATTAATTAGATAATAAAGTTTTTATCAACTTAATTGGTGTCATTGATTATAAATTATCATTTTTTTATTATTATTACATTGGTTATATTTCATTTATATTTTATTATAAATTTTAAAGGATGTAAAGGGTGTATTTATAGATGACATGATTTACCTAATCAATCAATTTATTTAATATTTTATAAATTATTATTTTTATACATAAATCAAAAATAAAACATAGATACAGAAAAAATTACGGAAAAAGAATAATTAAGATAACAAATCCTAAAAATACCATAACACCTAATTTAATAGTTTCCCCCCATGCTTCTTTTTCTGCTTTGTCCATTTTTTTTTCGCGTTCAGACTTCTTATATTTTGGTTCAGACCACAACTTAAACATATTTATTTTTATTATTGAATTGATAAATTATCTGTTAATTTGTTAAGATTTTAAGTGTCATTTTTTTTTACATTAAATTGATGTTGAAATTCATCTAATATATCAAATTTTGGGTATGGTAAATGTTCGAAATCTTCTTTTAATAAACGATTCACTTGATCTAACGTTTCTTGATCTTGATAATATTCATGAAATGGTTTATGATCACGCGCATTCACTTTTTTAGATAAATCATGTGTAAAATGGGTGATTCCTAGTTTTTTTAAAATTATTAAAAAATCATCTTCTAAATTTTCAAATTTACCAATGTAATCAATATATTCTTTCGCTTTTTCATTAATCATTGAACGATATTGAGGCATAAACATGTGCATATATTCTACGTCATTCACTATTTTTTCTAAAGCTAAATAATTTTTAAAAGGTATTTGGAAACGGTTCACATGATTCCATGCACTTACTATTTTATCATACGGATTTCGAATAAAACAAAATTTAAAATAGGTATCCCATTTATGTGGTGTCATATTCATCTTACGATTTAAATGAGGTGATGTTTTATAATATGTAATTACACCATGAAATCGATTTTCATAATTAATATATTTTTTAAATGTTTTCTGAAAACAAAAAGTATGGTGATCAGGTCGATGTAAATAGTAATTCTTAAATCCATAATGTTTATTTAAAATCATAGATATTGCTGTTCCTCCTGTTTTATGTATATGAATATATACTGCTTTTAAATCATGATTTATACTACACATAATTGTATTATAAATAATTAGGTAAAAATATAGAACTTTAAATTTATTTATTTTAATTTATTAGATTTATTTTTATTAGATTTATTTTATAGATTTATTTTATAGATTTAATTTTATTATATTTTTTTATAGATTTATTTTTTACGTATATTTATTTTATAGATTTATTTTTTATGTATATTTATTTTATAGATTTATTTTTTACGTATATTTATTGAAAGTATTTATATAAATTAAATTTCTTCATTTCTTCATTATAATAAACAATACTGACAATGGTTAATATAAAATAAGAAAGTACTTTATCTAATTCTATTTTTTTAAGACTAAAGAAATCAATAATATTATTAATTAGTCCACTAATAGTGGTGGATCCTATAGAAGAAGTCACTAAAATTAAGTAAGCGTTATTTTTTATAACAGCGTCCATGACTTTACCAAACATTCCTACATTTAATGCTTGTGGTGCTAAGAAATGTAATCCAAAAATAATGATTAAACATACAATAGAAGCAATAATTTGGGTTAAATCCATCGGTATTTTATATATTAATTTAAGTGGAATAGATAATAATAAACCCGACTGAGGTGTTGGAGTAGCAATGGTAAAAAAGACCCATGTAATAATAATTCTCCATATTCCTTTAATTACACCAAATTTTACAATATAATAAATCAATAAGATAGCAATAATAATAAAAATAGCAGTTAACGTAAAGAAATTTGTTTTATTCTTAATATGTTCAAAATCATATTCCACTGTTTCAGCTAATGTTGAGATATCTTTTTCTATATTTTGTTTGTCAAATCTTTTATTAAATAATTTTTGACTAAATGTTCCAAAAAAGATTAGAGACAAAATATATATAATTAGAATTATGACTAAAATTATAAATAATGTATAATTCATATATTATTTAGTAATATTTTTTTTTGAGTTTTAATTTTAAATATTTTTTATAAAGATAATTATGAATCCTTTTATTAATGAAAGATATTTATTCCGTACATTTATTCACCCCAATTCTTCAGCAAATAGACAATCCGTCTCAAATCATTTAGTATTAGAAAGTGATCAAGAAAATAATTATTCATCTTTAGATGATGCGTTTCAAGGAAATTTATTCGAAAATTCAAGCATAAATAGGATGCCCTCCGATAATTCTAATCAAAGTATGGAATTAAGTTTTCATCAATTATTGGAAAATAGATGTGAAGAAATACATCCTAATTTTGAAGAACAAGGCGATACTTTTAATGAAGAAAATAATGTATATGATAATGTAAATGATGTGAATAATCAAAGTATTCTTACTCATATAAATTCTTGGGAATCATCGAATAAAAATATAAATATGAAACATTATTTAGATCAAATTGAAGAAATAAATCATGATGCAGAAAGTATTAATCATCCAGATGATGTAATGGTAATTTTAAAGAAACATCAATTACAAATAATCAACAAATGTATTCAAATTGAAAAAGAAGATTTATGTCACTATGGTATTTTATGTGATAAACCAGGGGCGGGAAAAACATTTGCTATTTTAGGATTAATTTTTGCTTCTCAAAAAAAAAACAATTTAATCGTTATTCCTCAAAATTTATTGAATCAATGGATTCATAGTATTCATCAATTTAGTGATGGATTATTAACCTATAAAAAAATAGTTTCTTATGAAGATATATTAAATTTCTACGATGATAAAAAACAGGAAGATTTAAATAATTACGATATATTAATTACAACATCCTTATTTTATCATTCATTGGCAACAACATTAAATAGTCGCTTTTTAAAAATATCACGTATTATATTTGATGAAGTAGATAGCATATCCAGTATAATTAATTGTAAAATAAATCACGATTTTATTTGGTTTATTTCAGCATCTTTTGAACTAGATTTAACTGGAGTATTTGATATTAACAAGAATTATTTTAAAAATATTGCGGTTAAATGTAATGACGATTATATAGATGAATTATTTGAAATGGATAAATATAATTCGTATAGCATGATATGTCGTAATATATATTTGGATAATATATTTACGAATATTATTGATCAAGAAGAATTTAATTTATTAAATGCTTTGGATTATACAAAATTAAAAAATAAATATCAATATAAAATTGCATCGAATGATGTCGATGCAATTAAATATTTAATTTGCGATAAAAAAGACATTATTGAATATGAGAAAATGCGCATTCAAGATTTAGAGAAAACTCTTAAACATTGTATTGTAGAAGATCAAATAAAAATGAATACATACTTGTTAAAAAAAGCTCAGAAATCATTGCAGGAAAATACGGAAAAATTAGATCTAATTATGAATCGTTTAAAGGAAAATAATTGTTGCTTAATTTGTTATACGGAATTAGAAAATAAAAAGAAATTATTATCTCCCTGCTGCAAAAATATTATTTGTTATGAATGTACTCATAATTGGTGTAATAAAAATTTTAAGACGAATTGTATTTATTGTAATACACCAGATATTGATTTTCGATCTTATGTACTAATTAAAAATATTGCTGATAATCGGTGTAACATTTGTGATAATCATTATGAAATAGAAAATGAGAATGAAGAAAAAATTGAAAACAATGAGGAAGAAAAGATTGAAAACGATAAGGAAGAAAAGATTGAAAACGATAAGGAAGAAAAGATTGAAAACGATAAGGAAGAAAAGATTGAAAATAACGAAGAAGAAAAGATTGAAAATAACGAAGAAGAAAAGATTGAAAAGGACGAAGAAGAAAAGTTTAAAAATAGAGATAAAGAAAATGAAAGTGAAGAAATTTTTGAAGAAATGAAAGTTTATAAAAACAAACTTTATGCTCAATGTTGTGAAAAAAGTGCTTGTCATAAATGCGTAAATGATTGGTTCCTAAAATTATATAAAAAAGAATGTATGTTCTGTCATGATCGATCAATTTTATACGAAGATTTTAAAACCGAACAACAACATCAAGATATGCTTATAAATATTAAAAATGGAATTAAATATACAAAAAAATCCAAGCAAGAATTTTTAAAATATTTTATTATTGCTAAGATTAATAGTTTATCAAAAGTTATATTTTGCTCGGAACATCCTAAAATTTTTAATGATTTAATACAATTACTTAAAGAATATCATATATCCTATGTAGAATTAGATAATGGGAATATTCAAGAAATTTACGATTCAGTTAATAACTACGTTTTTGGTAATCATAATGTTTTATTATTAAATTCTAATTTATATGGTTGTGGATTAAATTTAGAAGTCACTTCAGACATTGTATTTTTACATAAAACACATAATAATTTAAAAAAACAAATTATTGGGCGGGCATATCGACCCAACCGTACTCAAAAATTGAATGTATGGCATCTTATGCACGAAAATGAATATAAACAAGAAATTAAACTTAAAAAAAATAATGATTATCATATTATTCGAGATAATATAAATGAATATATGTATGATAATTCGGAATTAAATATAGAAAATGAACATCTTGAAATAAACAATTCTGAAGATACAAAAGTGTCACCTTTATTTAATAAAGAATGATACATTATAATAAAATTAATATATTCATAAAAAAATGATTAATCTTGTTTCCTAAATGTAATATATATTATTATTAATTTACACTTACATTAAATATTTATATTTTATCGATCAAAAATGGAAAATATTGTTTTATATGATTGCGGAGAGATAATTAGTGGGAAAGTTCTTCACCGACCTTCTAAAAAAATAAAATCACCTTATGTAGCAGATATAATGCTTTCTTCTTCTGCTATTTTGGAAGAAGAAAAGGAAAAAGTAGCGTCTGTTTCTGAAAAGAATGAAGAAACTGATAATTATGAGGAAAATGAAATTTTAGCTCATTGTCCTTCTTTGGGATGTTGTGGTCTAGTAGATAAAGAAGCACAAGTGTATCTCACAAAAAATAAAAATCCAAATGTAAAAACAGCATATACAGTTGACTTAGCTATTTTGGAAGAAATTAAAAATGGTAAGAAATATCGTGAAATTATTGGGCTTCATCCAAAAATAGCAGAGAAAATTGGTTTTAGTGCTATACAACAAAATTGTATTCCATCTTTACAAAATGTAAAATTATTGCAGAAAGAAAAGAAATTTGAAAATTCTCGTTTTGATATTTATGGTATTGATGAACATGATCAGGAATTTATATTAGAAATAAAAACAGTTCCCTTGGCAGATTATGTAGATTGTGCTAAAAAAGATCGGAAAAATTATATTGAATTTATTGAATCCAAGGAATGGAACCAAAAAATAGCCTATTTTCCGGACGGATATCGTAAAAATAAGAATGATCCGGTGAGTCCAAGGGCATTAAAACATATTCAAGAATTAGAGAAAATTTCTTTGGCAGGTAAATATAAATGTTATTTATTATTTATTATACAAAGAACGGATGTAGAATATTTTCAAACATCTGTAATTGATCCTATCTATAAGGAAGCAGTTGTTTCAGCATCTAATAATGGAGTTCATATTTTAACTTTACAAGTGAATTGGAATAAAGAAGATGGTAAAGCTTATTTTTATTCTAATAATTTACCAATTAAATTATGAGAATTAATTTTAAATTATTAAAAATTTATTAAAAATTTATTATAAAATACATATTTTTGATTTCATTTTGAAATTATTTATTTTTGTTTCATTATCATTTAATTTATTTAAAATGAATTTATATTTATATTATGTAGAGTCAGTCATTACATAAAGTACTGTATCTTTTTTATTATGACTGAAATATATATTTATCATCAAGATTGGCAGGAATTATGTTCGATCAATATCAAAAAAAATACTATTAAAAGAAAAAATCAAGAACAAGGCACTATTGAATTAAAATCATATTTTCTTAAAATTAAATGGGATAACTACGATGATTTTGACTATTTTTTTTCAAAAGACGCTGTTCATTATTATCAAAATTCATGTTCTTATTCATTTTATTTACTTCCTCAATATAGTGTTATTCATTTATTCTATAAAAATAATTATCATTCTGTTGGTATTCATGAAAAAAAATATTTTCTAGATAAAATAAATCAAATAGCCTATGATATGACAAATTATAATTTATATTATAGTTATTCCATTGAAGAACGTGTATTAAATCAAGTAAAACACACATTACTAATTTTATATATTCCAAATAATTTATCTAAATACATATATTTTCAAGAACTTAATTATATTGAATATGAATTATATTATGAAAGTTTTGAAGAAATAATTCTTTATGATAATAAAAAAGAAGATAATCTAAATTATGATTGTAAAGCGAAATATGTAATTCTTGATAAAACAAAAAAAATCTATTATGTTAATAGTGCAGATGATAATCATACTAAATTAATATTACATGAAGAAGGACATTTTAAAAAACAAAATAATTACATTCATTTTATACCTTTTTTAAGATCAGAAAAACTACCTACTTTTAATTACAAATTAAATATATATTCTTTTTATGATACGCAGCATAATATTTACCGTCAAGTATTGATGAATGATAAAAAAAATAATAGTATAATTAATGAAAATGAAAATGAAAATGAAAATGAAAATGAAAGTAAAAATACGGATACAACTATTAGATATTTTGAAGATTTTCAAGTTATATATCAAAATGTAATGAAACAATTTAAACAAAAATCAGTAGTAATCCCTATATTTTTATTTTTTAATGAAATCAATTCATCTCAAATTATTCCTAAAGATTCAGATATTGATTTGGAAAAAAAGAAAAATTATACTTTATTAGATATGATTTATATTATTCAATATTATCAAGAACATCAAATACCTTACATTTTATGTGATTCTTATTTGAATAAGGAAAACAATATGTGCTTTTCTGATATTCCTATTTATTATCATCATTTTGATCATCAAGAATCTTATTTAAATTTTACAGAAAAAATTCGTCAAACTTATGATAAAATAATTCTTAATACGCAAACTTTTTCTTATTTAAATCAATATATTATTTCTAAAATGGGAGTTCAATCCAAAAAAACAATGGTACAAAAAAATAAAAAAAAAATTACTGATACATGTACTGGTAAAATACCAAAAAATATGCACTTTATTTGGGTTGGAAATAATCAAATACCGACAACTTATATTCAATATATTCAATCGTGGATAATGCATCATCCAGACTGGACATTTTATTTGTGGAATGATCATAATTTACCAACATTAATTAATCAATCATTATATGATCATGTAAGTACATATGCCCAAAAAGCCGATATTTTACGGTACGAAATTTTATATCAATATGGTGGAATATATATCGATTGTGATTTTTTATGTATTAAAAATATTGAATCATTACTAAATTCGTTGGATAATCTTTGGGGTTTTAGTGCGTATGAATCAAGCGATTATATTGCTATTGGAATCATGGGATTTCAGCAATATGATCCTTTTCTCAGGATCATTATAGATAGTATTCCTTATTTTTACTATACTCGTGTACATAAAACAATTCCATCACAAACCGGACCCGTTTTTTTTACACATATGTGTAATCAATTTATTGTGGATAATAATAAAAATAATGATAAAAATAATCATAAAAATAATCATAAAAATAATCGTAATAATAAAAGTAATTTAATAAAAACTATTGAAAATGACTTATTATTATTAAATAAAGGAACTTATCATTTTTTTGACAAGCAATATTTTTATAATTATTCCTATTTTGATAAACAAAATAAAAAACCAATATTATATCATCCAACTGTGTATGCAGTTCATATGTGGGGTTATTCATGGGATATACATAAGTCTTTTCCACATAAAATAATTGATACGCAAGAATTATTGGAACTAAATCAATTAATTGATAAATGTAATATACAACAACCTATACTTCCTAGAATAAAAGGAAATAATGAAGAAAATAATGAAAAAAACAATGAAAAAAACAAACAATTATTTTATCATAAAATACGTATTATTCACATAATGGGTGTTTATTTTTCAGGAGGAATTGAAAAATATATTTATTATTTTGAAAAATATGGAAATCATGATAAATATGAATATATCTTATTATGTATGAAATCAAATAATCATCAAACATTTGAAATATATCAACATATTCAAGTCTATACTTTTCAAAATCAATTAGAATTAAATTACTTACTGATTTCTTTAAAACCTGATTTAATCTTAGATCATTATAGTCCTTATGTAGAAGTATCTCCTTATTATACTGAAACACTCATGATGTATAGTCATCTTCATATTATTCATTCTGCTATTTTATATAATAAAGATATTTCTTTTTTAACAATTAAAAACTGTGTGCATTTATATGAAGAAATAAATAAAAACCATGGTTGTTGGTATAATATTGAAAATAATTATGTTTGTTCTTTAGGAACAACATTAATGGACCAGAAATATATTAAAGACCGAATACAAAAAAATAATAGGAAGTTTAATCCTATAGATGGACAAAAAATAGAATTTCACATTAGTATTATTGGAAGAGTAGTGGAAGAAAAGATTCCGATTTCTTTTTTAAAAAAGTTATCTTCTTTTTTACAGGAATTAAGCAGTAATACAATTGAAAAACGAAATAATCCAAATGTAGTTGTAGTTGTTCATATTTACGGAGAAAAGGCTCACTTTTTTAATAATGAACTATACAATCATATATTCGATTCTATTATTCAAAAAAATGACAATATTATTTATCATCAATATGTAAGCTATGATCAAGTAGAAAATGTATATGATCAAACAGATTTATTACTTATTCCATCAATATATGAAACGGGTTCTTTTACTTGCTTGGAAGCTTTTTCTCACGGTATTCCTGTCATTGGACGAAATAATTACGGCATGAAAAAATTGATTTCTGATGGTGTTCATGGTTATTTAGGAGATAATGACGATGACATAATAAATAAATTACATTTTTGTTTATTTGAAGATCAATCTATTTTCTATCAATCTTATTTTATTTGGAAAAATAGTCAGCAAAAATACAATATTTGTGAGAAAATAAAAACTATGGAATCAATTTTCGACAAACATCTTCCCATTGAGAATCAAGATATTATTATTATTACGTCGGTTATCAATATATCTAATAGTGAATTATCCTATTATCATAAGCGAAGTGTATTTTCATTAGAAGAACGTTTTCAACAAACGTTGGAGACGATTCATTCAATACGTCGAAAAATGGGAAATGCTATACATATTTTATTTTGTGAATGTAGTGATTTAGGCTTGTTTCCACACATTGAAAAAGAAATTAAAAAGAATGTGAATTTTTATGTAAATTGCTTCGACCAAGATACTGTTCGAAATCATGTATTATCTAAATTTAAAGGTATGGGAGAAACCTATTTGATGAAAGTCGCACTTCAGAAAATCATAGAAAATAAAATTACCTATCGATTTATCTATAAAATTTCAGGGCGTTATTTTTTAAATGAAACATTTGATTTAACATGTTTTCAAAATAGATTTAATATTATGACCTATTGGGATGGACATATTGAATCTTATGCGTCTATTTTCTATAAAATTCGCTTTGTTTATTTAGATTTCTTTATTCAGGCATTGGAAAAATTTGATTATGATTTATTACATGGAAATTCATTTGAGCAATGTTTATTTAAATTTTTAAATCATAATGTACAGACCTTGGATAAGTTAGGTGTTTCTGGACTATTGGCTACCGAAGGATACAGTGTTTCAATTTAGATAAGATATATATATAAATATATATATATAAATAATGATTTAAAATAATACTAAATATAAATAAGTAATTTCTTTTGGAATCATGAATGTGGATTTAGATACAAATATAGATTCCACTTTTGTCACCTTTATAATTCCTACTATTGGAAGATATACTTTACATCATACAATATTATCTTTAATAAATCAAACATGTACCAATTGGAATGCTATTATTGTCTTTGATGGATGTAAAAATAATATAGATTGGGAATATATATATAAAGAGCAAGAAAAAGATGAAGTAAAAAAGGGAGAAAAAAATGGGAAAAATAATATTTTGAAAAAAATAACCTGTTACGAAATAGAAAAAACAAGTGGTATTATCAATCAAGCCAGTGACGTACGTAATTTTGGTATCCAAAAGGTAGAACCATCTGGTCAATGGATTGGATTTTTGGACGATGATGATACGATTCACCCTCATTATGTACAATATTTTTTAGAAGAGAATAGAAAATATGATTTTGATATATATATTTACCGTATGACCATGGATAATCGTATTATACCAGATCGGGGTTGCTATGATTTTACTCCAGGTGATGTAGGTATTAGTTTTATATGTAAGAGAGAAGTATTTGATAACATACATTTTCAGAATAGTCATACCGAAGATTTTGATTTTTTAGCCAAAGCACGAGAATATAATTATAAATTAGTTATTAGCGAAAAAATATATTATTATGTAAAGCAAAATAGTTATCAAATGGAAAATTATCCTAGTGATTTACCAATGTATCATAAAATTTTTATTAATTGTTTAAATCCAATGTTATTTTTAGAAGGATTGAAAGAACTATTATAAATTTAGAGAATTAAATTTAATATACATACATT